TCCCTTGACCTCTTTCCCGCTCCGCTTGCTCTGACCCTCCAGGCCGCCGAGGCGCTTGAGAATTTTGTCCATCTCCGACTCGGTGCGCTGGAACGCACGAATCAGGTCGGCCTCTTGCCCCGCCAGGCGAATGACGACATCGTTGGCCATGCGTAGCTCTCAGCGTGTAGCGTGCGTGCTAGCACGCACCCTACGGTTAAGGCTGACCGCCTTTTTCAAAACGGTTTTGACAGGCGCACCAGATCGTCGAACGAGAACGGCTCCAGCAGGAAGTAATCGAGCCAGCCCGGCCGGAAGTCGCGATCCAAGCCGGCCCGCCACGCCAGGTGCTTCAGGAGGCGAGGGTTTCTTGTGGCTCCGGTTCCGCCGTTTTTTTTTCCGCCGTCGATTCGAGCTGCTCGCGGATCATGTCCAGGATCGCGTCGAACTCGATCACCGCGCCCAGAGTGTCCTTCAGGCTGCTGTCGTCGAACAGGCCGAGCCAATCGACGACCGCCTGGTTCACTCGATAGTTCATCGCCAGGAAACGGACCGCGATCTCCCAGCCGGCGATGCGCGGGAAGCCGGGCTCGCCTTCCTTCGGCACCAGCCAGCGGTAGATCTGCTCGGCGTCCTGCTCGTAGCTCGCGAAACGCGGGTCGATGGGGTTTTCCAAAAAGCCATCGTCGCTGATCAACACTCGCGACGGCAGCGCGCGGTAGATCGGCACCAGCCACGGGTTGCCGTCCCCCAGGATCACCTCGCGCCCCCGCATCATGCGCGAGCGGGCCAGGTCGGTCGGATAGGGCGGCCGCTTGGCCTCCATCCCGAGCCAGAAACGCTTGTCCGGCAGCATCCGCTCGGCGTCGGGTTTCGCGGCCCGCCAGTGCTGGGACGGCGGATCGTAGACCGGCAGCGGATTCGCGCGGGCGTCGTGCTCGTGGTGCCAGAAGGCAATGGCGCCACGGCCGCCGTCGGGCCCTTCGGTCCGCGTCTCGCAACTGCTGGGCATGCAGTCGTGGGCCAGGTCGTCGAGGCCGATGCGCCGAAGCACGCCAGCGTCGATGATCTTCACTTCCGGGACGTAGATCAGGTAGCCGGCCATGAGTCGCTCCTTCGCGGAAAGCTGATCGCTGACTGCTTCTGTGCGTGCGAGCACGCACTCTACGGTTACGGCGTTGGATCTTGCAGGCTGCGAAGCTGAAGGTTTGCCGTCGCACCGCTGGCGTTGGTGACGAACAACGCCGCGACGTCGGCCTCGCTGGCGAACGGGTTCGGCAGCGGGCTGCCCGTCCACCAGACCAGCGGCTCGCCGGCGACGAGGGTGAAAACGTCGCTGGGGGTCGTGCCGTCGTTCGTCTCGATCGTGACGTCCTGGTCGCTGACGAGGTAGAAGCTCTTGAGCACGCTCACGTCGAGCTCGTAGGCGACCTCAAGGTCGGTGCTCGAATCGGGGACGGCCACGTCGAGGTTCGACTCGGCGTCGGCGGTGACGGTGACCGACTTCGAAATCAGCCCGCCCTCGCTGCCGCGCTGGAAGTTTTGAACGTGCGTATGCGTGAAGGCCATGATCGCTCCTTGGCGGAAAGCCGACCGCTTCTTACAGCGGAATCGTGGTCGCCGTGTTGATTGCCAGGCTGCCCGTGGGCAGGATGTTCAAGGTCGGCAGCGCGTCGCCACCTTGTTCAACGGGGATTTCTTGAAAATCGTAGTAGCCGGTGGCGGCGGTGATCGACAGGTGCACGGCGTCGCCGAAGGCGCGGCGATCGCCGCCGTGCAGGCCGCGCTGGAAATAGAACGTCACACCGGTCGAGATCGCTTCACCAAAGAGTCCCCGCGCGGCGAGGCCGGCGAGGTTGACGCTTGTGACCCGCATCTCCTGATTGACCGACGTGATCGATCCTTCCGTCGGATAGGGCGAGCCGTCGGTCCGAATCGTCTCGTAGCCGATGCCCGGGGTCACCGAGGTCTCGCGCACGCCCGTCAACTGCACTCCCTCCACGACGACGGGGCCGAGGTAGAAAATGTCCGTCACCGCCGGAGATCCCGAAAGGGCCTGGGCGCTGAGGATCTCGAGCACGGCGTTCGTGCCGTCGTCGAGAACCATATAGTCGAGGTCGACGGGCACGCCGTCGGTCTGGTCCTGCGTCGCGCGGATCGAGGTCGGATAGAGAAATCCCTTGTGGCTCCGTAGCGCGACGTGGTTGGAGCCGCCGGCAAACGTGCCGCCGTCGGCGCGGAGCTGGTATTGGAGCAGGCTCGCCGACGTGATCGCCAGGCCGCTCGTGAGCGAGACCGCGCCCAGGATCGTCGCCAGGTCCCGCGTCGTGAAGCTGACTCGCGGGTCGGCGAACGCGGTGCCCACCGCCGCGCGGGTGACGGCGCCGCCGGCGCGGGCGATCAACTGGCTGACGCCGGTCGAGGGCCGGACCGAGCTGACGTTGTTCAAGGTCAGCGGCGTGCCGCCGGTGTTGAAGATGCTCGGATAAATCGAATAGCGGGCCATGATCGCTCCTCTAGGCTTCGGGCTCCGGGACGACGGGCTACGGGCGCCCGTAGCCTGTTTACGGGACTTTGCCCAAGTTTTTGACGAAGTGGCGGATCTCTTGCTTGAAGTGGCGCGAGCCCGCCGTGTGCGTCCCTTCGATCAGCGCCACGTGCTCTTCGAGGGCGTTGAGCTCGGTCGCGCCGACGATCACCGTATCGAGGTGTTCGACCAGCCAGGTAAACAGGCCGTCCTCGTCGAGCGTGCACCCGTTGGCGTTCAGGATGTTCTGGCCGTCGCGGGCGTTGATGATCGAGTCCTCGACCACGTCATAAAGGGTCATCGTCAGCGTGGTGACCGAGCTGCCGGGGACCGGCAGATCGTCGTCGTCCAAGAGCGTCGCCTGGATTCGCGGGCTGGTCCGCTCCAGAAACGTCAGGTTCGCGCTCGAAAACAGGCTGACGCCCATCTACGCCTCCCCCGCGCAATCGACCGTGAAGTTTTCCAGACGGGTCGTCGCCGTTTGAATATCGGTGAACCGCCACTGGCCCACGTCGAGGCTCGCCATGTCGAGGCACATCGTCGCGTAGGCCGGCACGTTCACGCCGGTCGCGGTCAGGACCGCCTCGACCGTGATCGGGTCGAGCCAGACGGTCACCTGGTTCGAGACGATCGGCGTAACCAGGGTCGCACGGCCGAGCAAGGTGATCGGCTGGACGTAGATCAAGTGCGAGACGGAAACCGACGGCGCGACCAGAGTCGCCGTCACCTCGATCGGCCGCGGCGGGACCTCGGCGCCACGAATCACCAGCGGCGGAAATGTGAAGGCGACGACCGCCCGCAAGGTCGTCGGGTCGACGTAGACGAGCTGGGCGCCCGAGACCGCTGGCGCGATCAGCGTCGCCTCGGCGACGAGCGGTGAGAGCTCGACCTCGACCGTAGGGACGTGGGCGCCAAACGTCGACGGCGCGATCAGCGTCGCCTCGGCTTCTAGCGGCGACGCCTCGACGAGGATCGGCGGCAGGTGCGCGCCGGTGGTCGCGGGTGCCACCAATGTTGCCTCGACCGCGATCGGCGGCGGGAACGCCATGCCCGCGATCGACACCTCCGGCATGAACACGGTCGCCTCGACCGCGATCGGCGTCGGCGCGACCTCGATCCCGAGCGGCCAGGGCCCGTCGGCGAAGTCGTCGGACTCGTTGACCTCCAGCGTGAGAGTTTGGCCGATCTGCTGTTGGAAGGCGTTGCCGACGGCCACCGCCACGACGAAGCGATCGCTCGCGGATCCCGCCGACCAGCTCACGCTGCCCGTCGTGGCCAGTTTGAGCCCGGTGCCCGAGAAGACGGCCTCGGCCTGGGGTTCGGTTTCGTGATTCGCGGTCAGGTCGCTCGACGCGCGGGCGAAGCAGCCGGCGGCCGAGCCGATGGTGCGCAGCCCGTAGGTCATGTCGGCGGCCGCCGCGGTGACGTCGAGCTGCGCGCGATAGGTCCCCGTCGGCCAGGCGGCGGAGCTCGGCTCGCCCGTGGGCGAGCTGAAAACGAAGGCCACCTCCTGGTTTTGACCGACGACCGTGGCCGAGACGCTCGACGCCGAGCCGGTCGCAGTCTCGAGCGCCAACTCCTGGTCGGCGGTATAAGTGTTGTTCACCCGTGCCGACGAGCGACCGTAATAGGTGCGGGTCCCGTCGGGCACGTCGTAACGGCCCTGGGCCCGCTGGGGCTTCACGCGGCCACTGCGGTCGAGCTCCGAGGGATCGAGTCCGTCGGCCCACTCCCGCCAGCCGGCGACGCGTCGATTCTGCCTCGCCGTCGCCGGGTCTTCGAATACGACGCCGGGACGGGTGATCTCGGCGGCGGGCACCGCGAGCTCGTCGCGTTGTTTGACGACGCAATTCTCGATCTCGCCCAAACTCACGATCCGGTCGTAGGCTTCGCCGGCCGCGTAGACGACCCGGCTTTGCCGGGTGTTCAGCGCGCCGCCGAACCGCGGGTCCGGGGCCAGGGAAAGGAACTCCCAGACGTCGGCGTGCGACGCATCGAAGCCGGTGACGCGCAAGCCGTCGTCGATCGGTTCGACGGCATAGCTCGCGAATCCCTCGAGCGTCACACCCTGGACGCAGACGGCGATCGGCTCGCCCGCCAACTCGCCGAAGCGCGCAGCATCGACCGGTTGCCAGTCGGCACCGGCGGCGAGTTGGACGAGGACGAGCATGGCGATGGTCATGGGGGTCGGTGGTCGGGGGTCGGGGGAAAAGGCTACGGGCGATCGGGCTACGGGCTTCAGGAGATCAGACTGCGGGCGCCTGTAGCCCGGCGCCCGTCACCCCACGCGACTACGCCTGGGCGATCTGAATCAGGCCCTCGGCATTGATCACCACCGTGAACGGGCCGTCTGCCAATACCGCAGGAAGATTGGTCGCCGTGTCGATGTAACAGATCAAAGAGTCATCTTCCGGCGAGGCGTCGTTTCCGCCCGTCTGTACGTACAGCACGATCCCCTTCACGGTCTGGCCCGACTCCAGGGTGCCGAACGCCACGTCGTCGAAGATGAGCTCGATGCGGTCGTTCGAGGTGTCGAGATTCACCGCCTTGTTGGCGACGGTCTGCCGCGCATAGCTGGCGACCGTGCACTCGACGAAGGAAGTGAGGTCGTCCATGAACTCGTGGTCTTTGTTGGCCGAATACGTGCTCGTCGAGCGCTCCAGCGCGGCGCGAACGACGACGGCTCCGTCGTCGAAGTCGATGCCGCCGTTGGCCAGTTTCTGGAGAAAGGTCGTGTAAATGACGTTGGCCATCGCGTGGGACCTCCTTGTCCGGGGCCAGAGTTGTTCTTCAGCCGGTGCCGCGCTCCAGCGCGATCGCCGGGATCGAGCGAAAGTCGTCGAGCACACCCTCGACGAGGGTGATCTCAATCGTGTACAGGGCGCCCGCGACGAGCGCCACCGTCGAGAGGATCACCCCCTCGTAGCGGCCATCGACGCCGGCGACCTTCGAGAGCGTGATCGACTCGGCGCCGGCGACCGGATCGCCGTCGGCGTCCAACAGCGCCGCCATCACCGTGGCGGCGTTCAGATACTCGCCGTCGCTGGAGTTGCGGGCGCGGTCGTAGCGCAACAGGTTGTCGCAATCGACGTATAAGAGCTGCCTGGCCAAGTCGAAGCCCTCGTGTTACGCGGCGAAGGGCCGCACGTGCACTCGTCCAGACACCGCCGGCTTCGTGCGAAAATCGCCCAATACCCGGCCGGCAAGCTCTACCTGCTGGCCCAGGCTCGCGACCGGCTCGGTGCCGGTAGTTGATCGGCGTATCAAGAGATTGCGAACCAGGAAGTGCTCGCGACCCGCCCCCGAACTATTGAGCCAAATCTCATTCAGCGTCCGTCCCGTCGCTCCCCAAACCGGACCCGTCTTGTTCGCGCGGTCGACATAGCCCCAAGCCTGCTCGGCGGTCCGGTCGATCAAGGCGCCGACCCAATGCCAGGATCCGTTCGGGATGGCCGCAATCGCCGTATACGTGCTGCCGTTCCAGATCCGCCAACCGGCCGTCTGGTTCGTGCGAAGATGGATCACCACGTCGCTGTCGGGCTGCCCCGAGTCCCGCAAATGGAACTGGTAGTTGTTCGCGCTCGCCGCCGTGAAGGGGATCGAGCACTGAAACTCGATCACGAAAACGCCGGTCTGAGCGGCGAGCGACTTCTGCGCGCGGACGAAAAACGTGCCGCTGATGTCGGCCAAAACCATCGTGTCGCCGGCGATCGCGCGCGGGTCCGCCGCATAGGGATTCACGGGCAGCGTGTCGTTGCCGACGCTCGACCAACCCGTTGGCACGCCGGGCAGGTCCGGCTCGGCGCTCAAGAGATCCGTCGCCGGATCGAAGGTGTGCCAAACGATCTTTCGCTGGGCCTCGTTTTGTTCGGCGTCGTCGTGCAGCCAGGGGCCGGTCTGCACGACCTGCGTGAGCGGATCGTCGAACGCGATCGCGTCGTCGTCGGCCTTGACCAAGGTCGCGGCGAGCGTCGCGATCGTCTCGCTTCCGCCGGCGACCGTGAGCTTCTCAATCGCGGCCGTATAGCCTGACGTCGCCCAGTTGTAACCGCCGAAGAAGCGGATCGAGCTGGCCCCGTTCCGCTCGACGTGGGCGGCGGCCATCGAGTCCTTCGGCTCCGAAAGCACGACGGCGCTCGGGACCGGGTCGCTCGCGGGCGTCGCCGGGTCGTACACGTCGATCCGCGTCTGGCTGATCGTCTGATTGCCGCCGCCCGCCAGGTAGATGCGTTGGTTCTCGGTCACGTAGATGGCCGCGATCTCCATCATCGCCACAGGCAGGTTGGCGCCGGTGTCGGCGATGGTCCCTGCGGAAACGTTGTGCCGCCAGATCATGTCGGTGAACGTCGGCGCCGAGCTGGTCCGTCCGCCGAAGCCGAAGTGGTCCCCCGAGACAGGATCGTAGGCGACGGCAACGGCGTGCATCGCCGTGGGGATCGTTGCAGCCAACGTTGTGAAAGCACCCGTTGCCGGATTGAACGTCTGAATCGCCGTACTGAAACTGCTGACGGTGATCCGTCCACCGTAAAAATAGAACAGTTTCGTCGCCGGGTTGTAGACGAGACCCGGCGTGTTGACCAGTGTGTTCATGCCGGGGAACACGAACCCGACTTCGCCCGTGTCGATGTTGCGCCATTGAACGATGTTGAGCCAAACGCCGTTGCCGTCGTCGAACCCGAACGTGTAAACCCGTCGCGAGACGGGATCGAACCCGCTCGTATGTCCGCTGTCGGTGCCCGCGGCCGCAACCGCCGTCGCCGTGTTGGCGAATCCCTCCCAAAACGTGAAGACCGCCGCCGGGTCGCTGGCGTCCTCGAGGGCCGGGTTGCCCCAGGCGGCGAACAGGGTGTCCAGGTCGGCGTCGGGCACGTCGCGCAACACCCACACGCGGGCGAGCTCGTCGTCGTCGTCCCATTCGCCGCGGAGGATCGCGTAGGGCAGCGGCGTCGCCAGGCTCGAGTCGGTGAACAGCCGAAAGTCGGCGCCGCCCGCCTTGACGCCGACGGGCCAATTGGCACCGCTCAGGTCGAGCGCGACCGGGTAGCCGGCTTGGCCGCGCCCACCTTCGGTGTCGTAGGTCACCGGTCCGCCGCGTTGGAAATCGAAAGCCATGTCGATCATCACGTGATAGGGTTCACTTGCACACGGCCGGCGACCGCCGGCAGGGCACGCACCATGCCGAGCACGTCGCCCGCGACCGATCCCAGATCGACGACGATCACCGCAAACGCGGCTTCGACCCCCAGGGGCGCCGGCGCGATCGCGAGGCCGACGCTCACGCCGACCGCGACCAATGTCGCTTCCACCAAGAGGGGAGAAAGCCCGATCTCCACACTGCCCGTGACGGCCGGCGCGATCACGGTCACCACGCTCACGAGCGGACCGACCAGCAGCGATTCGCCGACGCTCGCCAGGGGCGCGACCAGCGTGGCGGCGCTCGTCAGGGGCGCGACCACGGCGGCCTGACCCGCGCTGGCGATCGGTGCGATCAGCGTCGCCTCGCTCGCGAGCGCCTCGGGCGCGATCGCCGTCCCGAGGTTGATCTGAGCCGTGACCGGCGTCGCCTCGGCGACGAGCGGCGAGGGCTCGATCGTGATTCCACCCGCCGCGGCCGCCAGGCGGGTCTTGCCCGGGATCCCCAGCGCGGTCAGGGCGGTGACGTTGGCCACGGCTACCTCAGACGATGTGGAACGTGTCGCCGTCGGCCGGCGCGTCGGTCATCGCGGCGACCGTAAAATGGCCCCGGCCGGTGACGAGGCTGTAATCGGTAATCTCCGCCTGCTGGCCCGTCAAAACGCCCGTCCGCCAGAGGACCACGCGGCCGACGAACTGATCGGCGTTTGCCTCGGTGACGTCGTCGGCCTCGAACTCGGTCGTCGTCGGCGTGTGGTTGGCGTCGTCGACGGTCCCTCGGAAAACCGTGACGGCCATGTCTTCGAGGTTGTGCTGGGCGCTCGGGTTGCCGTAGGTTTCGACGATGAACGCCTGGTCCTCGACCGCCTTGGCGGCCGCGTCGACCACTTGCCCCGTGATCCGGCCGGCCTGCAACTCGGCGGCGGAAAGCGCGAACGTCCACAACACCGATCCCGTGCCGCCGATCGCCGTCGGCAAGGTCGTGATATTGGCGACGTCGGCCTCGTCCTTCGTGAGCTTCACGTCGCCGGTGGCCGGCGTCCAATCGGCCGAGGCGGCAAACCTGTTCGAGCCGACGACGACCATCGGGATCGTGATCGTGGTGGCGACGCCGTATTTGCGGAGGAAGGCCGCCATCTAAGCGACCCCCCGCAAAAGAGTCTTGGCGCCGCCGCCCGCGTTGGCAGGTTGAATCGCCCCGATGGCGCCGTAGTTTGTCACCAAGCCGCCTGGCATCACGAAGGGCCAACCCTGTGCGGGCGCGCCAGGCGTGTAGTCACCTGCGGCGGCGTTTACGTATTCCGGGTCAGCCGTCGCATCGTTGCCGAGATCGAGACCGAGCGTCACTTCGCCGATCTTGTTGCCCTCGGAGTTGTTGAAAAAGTGGTTGTGACCTATCAGCAGAGTGTTTGTACCAGCGACCCAACGAATCGCGCCGCCACTGCCACCCGTGCCCCAGTTCGTGATGAGGTTGCCGAGGATAGTGATGCTCTCGGAGTTGCTGAACGAGAGGTCAATGCCGTGGACACCTGAAATACTTTTGCCGTCGAACGTATTCCAGAGAACTAAACCGTAATCGCCGGGGAGATCGTAGCCGCTTTCGTCGATGTCGTAACAAAGGTTGCCAATAACACTGGATGCAATTCCTTCAATCGTCTTTCCGCTCATGCCGTGAATCGTGTTTCCGATTATGTTGCCACCACCGGTATATACACCGTCCACACTCGTGCCGCCGTCGTCGTGAACGTGGCACCCGATCACGTTCTTAAAAGTCTGAACCAGTCTGGCGCCGCTTCCATCCAGAACTTCGCAATTGAGCATGTGCCAAGTCAGTAGCCCCACAACAGTAACCCCTGTTGTGCTGTGCAGCTTCAGGTCGCCAAGGGTGACGAATCCTGGTTTAGAAGTAGCCGCGAAGATCGTCGCGATTGCGTCGTTACCGTCGATGTCTCCGATGCCGCCGTCGTTTTCAACCGCCGTGTAGCCGCGAATGATCAGCGGAGCGTCTTGGCTGGTCCCCACGCCGAATCCAGTCCAATTCAGCTCAGCGGCAAGCACAAACGCCGCTTCATCGTTCAGGTTGATCTGGTCGCCGCCCGCCGAGTCATCTATCGCTTTTTGGATCGTTTGGAAAGCATCAGCGTGCGAAGTACCCGCGCCCGCGTCGCTGCCGTTCGTAGCTCTCACGTACCAGGAAGTCATTCCTTCACCCAGCGGACTTCCGCGTTTGGATCATCGGCAACCACGTCTTTGCTGTAGGTTTCAGAGACACCGTCCCACTTGTAAGACTCACCCGACTCGAACTGGAGCCGGACGTACTCCGCACCGCCCGTCTTGGGCGTGGCACGAATCACGCGACCAACCTCGGCATCGTTCGATACGGTGCTGCCGTCCACCGTCAGGGTGAACGTGTCGAACAGGATTTTTTCGACGGTCTTTGCCATGTCTAGCTCGCGCAAACAAAAAGGGGCCGACGAGCGAACTCGCCAGCCCCTACACGGCTGCGGTGGTGGTAGGCACCTCGGCGATAGCTAGTCGCCTGTGCCGTCAGTTTGCCGGCGGATACCCGCCGGCCCCTCTAGTTACGAATCCATCGTGTAGCCTCGAATGGTCAACGGCGGTAGATTCGCATTCGCTTCCTCCCAAATCGGAACCGATCTCCACTCCACGTGGTCGGGAACAACAGCGTCTTCTCTTTTTCGGCCGAACACCGAGGGCACGCCCACGTGAATATGATTGCCAATGGCGAGGGCAAAGCCTTCGCCGCCGCACCACTCCTCGCAATCCACAAACAGGCAGTTCACGGCACCGCAGCCCTTGCCAGTTACGACCCCGCATCGCAGAAACGTACAGCCGATAACCAGCGTGTTTGGCTCAAAGACAACGGTTTCGTTTGCGTACACCGTGTCTTGAATCACGTGAGAAAATATGGACCTGTCTGGGAGATCGTCGCCCTTCGCCTCGGCGCGCTTGCTTGGAAACAAATAGGTCGCGAGGCCAGCGGCAATCGAGGCCACCGCCGCCAGGAATCCACGTCGATCAGTCATGTTCACCCTTTCCGTCAGAGTTCTCTTAGCCGATCCCGCAACGGCAACAAGTGGTCGCGGAACGTCGGCGACTCCCGCTTCAACGTGCCACGTGAATTGCCGTCGAGCTTCGACCACACAGGCAGCATCGCGTCGATCAATGCACTCACCTGGTCCGCCGCGTCGCGGATCGCTTGGAGGTCGAATTGCTTATCCAGATCAACGATCATGGGAAACTCAGTTCCGTCAGTCCGTCCGACTCAAAGAGCGGGCGTGAAGTCAATGTAGTATTCGCGGCCAAGCTCAAAATGCTTCGCCGCTTCCATGTTGATGGTGCCCAGTTTAATCTCCCCACTCGGTGTCGCGTTCCAGAATGCCCGATTCTCAGAACTTGGATCGTTGCTGTAGACCGGCGACAACACGATGGTCTGCATCTCGTAATCAACAAGCCGATCAACTCCGTCGCCGTCTTTTTTGGAACGGCTATAAGTTGACCGCTCGATAAGCCGTACCTTGAACTTCGCTCGTACTGACATTTTCCAATCTCCCATGGGAAGGAAAGTTCTGTCAGCTTGTCCGATTCGATGGACAACTCTTTCAGAATCACCTCGCCAGGTTTCGCCGCGTCGCGGACCGCCTGAAGGTCAAAGGCTTTGTCGAGGTCAATCTGCATCGCGATTACCGCTTCCTCACTCGGCGGAGCTTGCCGCCGTCGGCGGCGAGGCGCCGAAGGTATTCGGCCTTGAACTCGGCGCGCATCGCCCGGTCTTCCTCGGGGCTGATCACCTCCAGCTCGGCGATCCGCTCGATCGCCCGCCGACGGGCTGCCGCCTGCTTGAACGTGGTCGGGGCCCCGAAACGGAACCGGCCGCTCTTGGCGAAGTCGGGACGCATGGTCATCTGCGCCCGAGACTGGGTCGCCGTGATCTTCGGCTCGGTGCCGAGGATCTTCCGCTTCAGGTCGCCCGACTTGACGTTGGGCGGCTTCGGCTTCGGCCCGCGCCGGTACTTGCCGCTCTTCGTGCGATGGGCCACGTAGTCCGGGTCGCGGGGCTTGAAGACCGCCCCGTAGCGGGCGAAGGCCGCCGACTGGAAGTGGAAGGCCATGTGCTGCTTCCAGTGCCAGAGGAGCACGTGCCGAAAGCCCTCGCGCATCAGCTTCGCGTGGTTGCGTTTCGACGCCAGCAGCCCGTCGGGGCCCAGCACGTCGCTCAAGACGTCGGTCGACCACAAGAACATGCGGCGCTCCAAGTCAGGCTACGGGCGCCAGGCTACCGGCTACAGGTAGATGGGCTACGGGTTTCGGGTTTCGGGCGCTTATCTTCCTGTAGCCTGTCTTCCCGTAGCCCGAACCCCCGTCATCACCGCCACTCGACGAGGAACATCGCGCCGTGGAACAGCTCGCCGTCTTCCTCTTCGGGGTCGGTGGTCCCCGGTCCGGCGGCCAGGTCGAAGCCCTCGACGTTCATGTAGCTGTTGCCCGAGGGCGCCGTGCCGATGCCGGCGATGGCCTCGACGCCCGCCCAGATCGCGTCGAGCTCGGCCTCGAACGCCGCCAGGCTCGCCCGCAGGTCGTCAGGGTCCGAAACGTCCTTCTCAAACGACCAAAAGAGCGTGCCCCCCTCCGAGGCGAACGTCGTGGTGCCGATCTTCGTCCGCGTGAGGGTCGGGCCCTGGGCAATGATGATTCGCGGCCGCGGGTGGATCAGGTTGCCGCCGGCGTCGACCCGGTCGTCGGCCACCGGCCGATGGATCCGCTCGTCGGCCTCGGTCGCGTTTGGCACGCCCAGGAAGGTCCGCACCGCCGCCACCGCCGCGAGGATCTCGGCCGAGGCGTCTTTCGGACCTTGCAGGGGGCCGGACATCGAAGGTTCTCGCCGACAAGGTTTTCACCGCAGAGATCGCGGAGGACGCAGAGAAAAAGAAGAAAATCAGTGGGGTTTTCCGCCGGACTTGTTACCCCCCTGAAACCCCTGGAAACATAGGCTTGTTCACCCCATGAGCCATTTCTTGTTCACCCCCCTCTTTCTCCGCGTTCTCTGCGCCCTCTGCGGTGAGTTTTTACGCTTTCACCCGCGTGCGTTTCGTCGTTCGCTTTTCGGTCCGCTTCACGTGGACGGCGATCAGGCCGCCGGTGACGTCCTCGACCGATTCGGTTTGCCAGGTCCGGCCGGCGATGAGCCAGGTGTCGTCGATCGACAGGCTCGCGGCGCTCGACACCTCCAAGACGCTGTGGTGCACCACGCGGTCGCCGGCATCGAATTCCCGGCCGGGGGCCTCGTCGGGGTGCCAGAGGACCTGGTGCGTCTCGGCCTCGTTCACGTCGCCGGCCACGTAGCGGGTGGCGCTGACGGCCAGTCCGCTGTCGGCCGACAGCAGATCACGCAGTTGCAGGTCGATTTCGTCGGCGAAGGCCAAGGTCGCGTCGCTCCGGATAAAACGGGGCGGAGGCGGCTTCCCGTGGCCACTAGGGACCTGTGGTTTTCCGCCCCGCCCCGCGGCGGAAAGAGTCTTTGGCGATCAGCTTTCGGGTTCTGCTTCCTTCGCCCGGTCGCTGGCCTTCTGCCGGCCACCGGACCCGACCGGCTTCGGCGCCGGTTCGACCGGCGGCGGTTCGGGTTTCGGCGTCGCCTCGGCCGGCGGCGCGCTCGCGGGAGGCGGTGGCTCGTCGGTTTGGACCTCGACCGGCTCGATCGTCGGAGGCGGGTCGGCTCGCTGGCGCTCGAGGAGAGCGTCTTGTTGGCGCGGGCTGGGCACTCGGATTTCCTCGTCCAACACCATCAGGTTGACGCCGAGGGCGTCTTTCAACGCCGCCATCTCGTCGTCGGCCACGTGCTGCGGTTTGCCGGGCGCGAAGGCGATGATCTTCGCCGGCGCGCCGCTCGCGTGGCGATTGACCGTGCGGTGAAAGACGCCCGGCCAATTGGCCTTGAGCATGACTCGGGGCATGTTGGGTCCTCTCGCAAAAATTCCCTCGCGACACGCCGGGCCGCTGCTACCGACCCGGCGTGTGCGTTCGATCATTCACTCGACTCGGCTTACGCGGTCGCGAAGGTCGTCAGGACGGCGGACCACCACGCCAGATAGCCGACGTTGTAGCGGGCCTCGGTCATGAACTTCACGTCCTTGAACTCCAGATCGTCCTCGCCTTTCATCTGGCGCATGATCGGCTCGCGATTCTGGAAGACGAACGGTTTTAAGACGCCGCCGAGGTGGAACAGATACCACTCCGTGGCGGTCGTCAGATGGGCGCTGGTGACGATGCTGGGCGAATCCAACACGATGTTCGTGTTGTTCGCCAACACAATCGAGCGGATCGCCTCGTGGGCCGCGAGCTCCAACTCGGTCGGCACCAGGATCATCAGGTCCGACATGTTGCCGATCGTGGGGCGGTGAAAGAGCTTGCCGTTGTCGCGGCTGAAGTTCAGCATCGCTTCGCGGGCCTGGTGGTAGCTGGCGCGGAACTCGGCTGCGGTGACCGCGGTGTTCAGGACGACCGTCGAGGTGAGATCATTCGACTGACTGCCGGAGTCGCCCCAGACGTGATCGGTGTCGTAGAAAAACTGCCCGTCGAAACAGGCGGCGCCGTCACCGGCGACGAGGGTCTCGAAGAGAAGCTCGTCGGGATGGTAGCTGGCTTCGTCGGCCAGGGCCTCCATCAGCGGGCCGTAGAGGCCGAGGTTGTCATCGTCGATGTCGGTCTTCTTGATCGCCAGCGACGACTCCCAGTGCTTGTTCTCGATCGCGAAGCGGGCGCCACGCAGCTCTTTGAACTGACGGTCCCCGTCCCACTCGCGCACCCCCGGCATGTTGCCGAGGAAGGCGTAATCCTCGGTCAGCCGGTTCGACGGGAACACCGTCGAGATCCGTGGGTAGAACGGGGTCGCCGCGGCCACGCGGTTGTCGAACTTGGCCGTCAGACCATTGAGGGTCACGAGGGCCTTGGCGGTGTTGAGGGGCATTGCGACCTCCTGTCGCGGGAATAGTTGAGAGTTGGAAGTTGAGAGTTGAGGGCCGGTCGATGCCGACCCTCAACTCGTCGTTTGCAGCAAGTTACGCGGCGACGGTTCCGTTCAGGATGCCTGCGGCGATCAGGTCGCCGATCAGCGTGCCGAGCACGTCGCAGATCTCGGCGTCGGCGGCCGCGTTGCAGTCCATGGCGCGATCGGTCGTCCAGTTCGTCACCGCGTACGTCAGCGGTTTTGCCAGCGCGAGCGGGTTGATTCGCACGACGAGGACCGTCGAAGAAACGAACCGCGTGGCGACGCCGATGACCGTGTTGCCGTCGGCCGTCAGCGTGATCGTGAAGTTGTCGCTGGCGTAGATGACGCTGCCAACGTCGTCTTGAACGAAGCCGCTGCCGACGAGCTCGAACTCGCCCTGCTCCCAAACCTCGACCTCGATGTCCCCGGAGGCGCCGCCGGTGTTGTCGGCCTCGCCGATGGCAATGCCCACGAACTTGTTCGCCCCGAGGGCGTCGACGTCGGTCGCGAAGCCGGCCGCGGTCACGAAAACCATCGTGCCCTGGAAGATGTGGATGGCGGTGAGCACGGGGACCGACTGCTTCATCCCCTCTTGCCGCTTGATCAGTTGATTGGCGGTGACAGCCATGTTTGACTCCGTGAAGGTTGAGAGTTGAATTGGAGAGTTGAGGGCGGCTCAACTCGCTACTTGCCGTTGGCTGTCGGGGCCAGCGGATTGCCCACCGCGAGGACCTCCGAGCCATCGGTGATCTTGCGGCTGCGGATGAACTGCTCCTCGGTGACCCCCATGCGGGCGTAGATCGCCGCGTTGGCGCGGTACTCGTGCCGATACTTGTCGGCTTCGGGCGACGCCGACCCGCCGTCGCTCGGTGCAAACCCGGGGACGTTGCCGGCGGCGACGAGGTTGGCCTTCTCCTTCTCCGACTCCGCAAGCTTGGCGGCCAGCACGTCGTGGTGCTCGGCCTTGGCCTTGTCCACCGACCAGCCCTCGCTGACGGCCGTCGTCAGGAACTCGCCGTCGTCTTTGAACGCGGCCGTGATCGCGGCGACCCGATCGCGCTCGGTCTTCGTGGCCGCGTCGGTCAGTTTTTGAGCCTCTTCGGGTTGGCGCGTCGCGAACTCCGCGGCCGACATCTTGATCGGTTCGAGGACGGTCGCGAAAGCGGCCGGCGAGGGTTTCTGGTCGGCCGAGACGTTCAGATTCACGTCGACGGTCGCGTGGTCTTTCGGTTCCACTTTCGAGGCGTCAGCCATCGCAAGAATCTCCTTCAAATGGGGAGGTGTATGTTCGTAACGCGCCGGGTCGAGCCGTGCCGCGACCGCAAGGCCTTCGACGGTGCCCGACGCCAGGCCGGCTTCGACCGCCTCGGACGCCGAGAACCAGGTTTCGTCTTTCATCCATCGCCGGACCTTGGCGACGCTCTGGCCGCTCCGCGCGGCGTAGATATCCGCCAGTGTTGAGGCGATCTGGTCCAAGAGCTTGTGCGTTCGCTTCATGTCGTCGGCGTCGCCGAGGACGCCGAAGACCGGCTCGTGGATCATCAGCATCGCCGCCTCGGCCATCTCGATCCGCTCGCCGGCCATCGCGATCAGCGACGCGCTGGAGGCGGCCAACCCCTCGACGCGGGCGACCACCCGGCCAGGGTGGCGCTTCAGGGCGTTGTAGATCGCCAGCGCGTGGAAGACGTTGCCGCCGGGCGAGTTGATCCGCAGCGTGATCTCGCTGTCGGGGTCGAGGCCCTGCATCGACTCGACGAACGCCTTCGCGGTTGTGCCCGTGAAGCCGACGTCGTCAAACAGCAGAATCTCGACGCCCTGGGCGACGACCCGGAACTCGGGCGGGCGCAGCTCGATCTTGATGGCGGTCGTCGTCATTGCGTCACGTTCGAGGTGGCCGTGCTCTTCGGGGTCGTCGGTTCGAATGTCGGGTACGGCAGGCCGGCGGCCGCGAACTTCTCACGATCGCTCTTCTGCTCCGCCAGCACCTTGTCGAGGGTGCGTCCCTCTTCGCCGAGGATTTGCGACACGCTCGTGAGTCCGGCGGCCAGCAGATCGAGCCGTGCCCGGCTCTCCTTCAGGATGTCAAAGAAGGGCCAGGCGTTCGGCGTCCAAGCGTGCGAGTAGACCTCCGGCTTGTCAGGCAGCAGCTTCTCGCGGATCGCGATGCCGAAGGCGAACCGATTGAACTTCCGGAGGTTCCGCACATTTCTGTGCTGATGACAGCGAAAGGATCGATAAGCCTGTTCCAAAACAAGCCGCATCGACGACAGGTTCGTCTCGGTGGCGTCCATCAGCGAGATCTCGATGGGCTCGCCGACGGCGACGCCGATCATCCGCACGAGCAGTTTGATAAACGATTCGAGCTGAGGGGCCGGGTGGGCGCTGCCGACGGACTCCATCTTTTCGCCGACCTTCAGGTAGCGGACGAGGCCGTTTTCGAGCCGCTCGACGGGGGGCTCGGAGTTCGCCCGGTCTTGATCGTCGGGATAGGTCTCGGCGACCGCCATCGCGTAGGCTTCGGGATCTAATTCCTTCGTGATGAAGAATCCGTTGTCGGCGGCGATCCGGGCGGCCACGCGGGTGGCGACGATCAAGGCGTCGAGGTCGTCCAAATCGCGAACGCTCGCACAAAATACAGGAATGCCACGCGTTTGGCCGGCGAAAACCGCCAAGTGGCAGTTGTGAATCACCTGGCTCGCGGGATAGAACCGTCCCTCGCTCGCCGATACGTAGGCGCTCTGCGGCACGTCGTTGGCGAAGAAATAGGCGGTCGGCTCGCCGTGCTCTGAGAGGCGGATCCCGTTGACGACGCGTTTCTCGTCGTTCGTCGGGGTGACGCAGCGGCCGCCGTCGATCAGGATCAGCGAGCCACGGCCGTGGATCCCCACCTCGTCGAGGAAAAAGAAGTTGTCGCCGGCGGTCCATTCGCCCCGCTCGGCGGCGGCCAGCAGGTCGGTCAGGTGCACTCGTCCCGTGCGGTCGGCGTCGGAATCCGACCACTCCTCCCAATAGTCGGCCATCGCGCGGTTGAGCCCCTCGTCGCCGCTCATCGGGACGTAGGTATAGCCGTCCGGCCCGACCACGTTTTCGACGCCGCGATCGATCATCCCGCGCACGAGGCCGTTGTTCCGGTAGAGCGACAGCCCGATCTCGCGCAACTGGAAGTAGGTCTGCGGGTCGTAATGTTCATCTTCCGTTCCGCCGTACAGCACGCGGCGCTTGGCGAGGCGGTGATTCCGGACCGATTCGATCGAGGTCTGGCCCAGATACCGATGCCGGCGGCGAGGCTCGGGCGGGACGCCGAGGCCGAACTCGATCGTGTTGCTGGCGAGGGTTGCCATTTAGGGGGTCGGGTCAGCAAACTTGACCTTGTTGATTCCGACGCGGCGGTTCACGGCTTGGTTGACCTTCACCTCGAGCTCGGCTTCCTTCTTCATCAGGTCGCCGAGATAGCGCTCGCTGACGGCGCCGACCTTGCGAGAGCGACTCTCGTTGTCGAAGACGTGCTGGCTGACCTCGGCGATGTGCAACCGGAGCTGCTCAAGCCGGGTCGAAGCGTCCGTCTCGGTGATCCAGCTCGAGTACAACCAGACGGCCATCATCCGAGGGTAGGGAAGTGACGCGGAGAGGTCAGCGGCGGTTTGCTATGGGTAGCAAAAAGCGGCGATCAGGCTGCGGGCAGACGGGCTGCGGGCGCCTGGAGCCGGTAGCCCGTAGTCTGTTTTTCGGAAGCCCACCTTTTTGATCGAAATAGGCCCATCCGTGAAGCCTCCCGATCGTGGTTAGTTTGCCCATCTTTGCGTTTCATCGCTAGTACTACAAAATCGTGGTCATTCTGCCCTTCGGGAACAGGACTAATGACTCGATGGGCGCCTCGTCTCGCATCGGATGGCACGGATCGCGGACCACTCGGCCGTTCAAGACGACGGCGCCGCTGACGATCCATCGTCGGATTTCTGAATTGCTCGCCCGGCGACCGTCTTGAAACTCGCGGCTGACCCAACTGTAGGCGTCCCGGAACTCCTTCAGGTATCCCAAGAGGTCGCCGTCAGACCAGTGCATCGCATCAAACTCCTATCGTCGCCCGCCGTCGAGGGCTTCCAGCGGTCGGCCGGCGCGTTCCGGGGCGAATCGAATGGGGACGACGACCTTGTTTTGGCGCGGTTTGAACCCGCACGAGCACCCCAAGTAACGGATCCGCACGTCGCCCTCGACGCGCGTCGAGTAGACGCCGATGATGGAGCCGCAATTCGGGCAGCGCGAACCGTGCGTCATGCTAAATGGCATCCTTGCCGTGAAAGCGGGCTACGGGAAAACGGGCTACAGGCGCCCGGAGCCTGAAGCCGGTAGCCCGACCCCCGATCCCCGACCCCCATCGACCGACCCCCGACCCCCATCAGCACGCCGATCGCCGGTTGACGCCGGCGCGGGCCTCGTCGGCGTCTCTGACCGCTTCCGGCCGACGCGGTGCCATCGGCCGCGGACGCGCACCTCGGCGGCGGCAGCGCCGTAGCGGCAGGCAGCCCGATAGTCGTCGGGGTCGTGCAGCCGGACCCGTTGCCAGACGTATTTGTCGCGGCCCCGTTTCGTGTCTTGCTCCAAAACGAGCGCGCCGTTTAAGAGCTGGTCGAGGAAGTCGCCATCGACCGCCGCCTCGCGGCAGAGGTGCAGCGCCCCAGGATCGCCGGCCTTCTTGTTTTCGAGGCGGTCCTGGAGCCAACTCTCGAAAAAGTCACGGCTCACCAGGGCCAGGTTGAGCCCGCGGGCCTCGCGGATCGCCCGCTGCAACCGGTTGGCGCCTTTCGTCTGGTGATAGGGCCTGAGCTCATAGGGCCTGCCGGTGGTCAAGTCGCCGGTCCCCTTCAGCGGGACGACGCGACCCAGAATGCCCGGCTTGGCGCACCAGCGGATCACCGGGTCGGGCATGAAACCCGAGTCGACCAGCGCCAGTGCGATCGGGAACGATTTCTTTCGGTCGGCGGTCTCGTAGCGGATGTTGACAACGTCCTCTTCGAGGGCCTCGAAGCTGTCGCTGATCCCATAGTCGATGATCCAACACCGGCCCGTAGCGCCCCACGCCATCACCAGCCACACGAACAGGCCCTGGATCGGCTGAAGGTCGACGCCGGCGGTCAGAAACACCGCGTCGTCGGGCACCACGCCGGCCGGGATCGGCACGCCCAATCGCTCCGCGACCTCCTGGGCCGTCGTCTGTTTCTTCGACAGGCTCCACGGCTCCGACAGCCAAGCGTTGATGAAGTTTTGGAGACGAGCGGGCTGACCCTTCGCCCGCACGAACTTGGCCGCGACCTGCCCCCAGGTCGTGAGCGTCGCGTAGTGCGACGACAACTGGAAGCCGACGTGCGGGGTGTGGGGTGAGGGGTGTGGGGTGAGGGGAGTCCAGACGCCGTTTTTCAGCATCGCCGGCCGGTCGAACGGTTCGATGGTCCGGAAGCAGAACCGGCACACGTAGCGGGTGCTGTGACGCACCGCGTTGGGGTTGTCGCCCTGGAACACCAGGCCGAAGCGGCCCCCGGGAGTCTCGCGGCCCATTTCGAGGACCTGCATCTCGCCGCAGTGCGGGCACGGCACGAAGTATCTGCGCTGGTCGCTGTCGAGGTACGAGCCCCAGATCCGTGACCTGCCCAGGATCGTCGGCGTCGAATCTTCGCAGAATTTGCTGCCGGGGTAGCCTTTGACCCGCTCCTCGGCCAACTCCAAGGGGTCGGCCTCCAGGCTGGCGTTCCGGGTGTATTTGTCGATCTCGACCGCGAAGGCGTACTTGATCGCCCGGTCCCCCAGGGTGGTCGCGCTGCCGGACCACGCGAAGTAGATCATCATGCCGTTGGCCAGCTTCAGCTCGCTCCAGTTGCGGAAGCGGGGCGGCGGCAACAGGTCGGACGTGGCCGGCGTCGCCTCCAAGACGAGCTGCAACCGCCGCGACAGGCCCTTCGCCTTGCGTTCGTCGGGCGCCACGATCATCACCGGGGCCGGGTCGTTGGCGGCGATGTAACAGACCTCCGCCTGCATGATCGACGTCTTGCCCGTGCGTGTGGCGCAGCAGAGGGTGATCCGCTCGACCGTTGCGTCGTCGAACGCCTCCAGGGGACCGGTCAGGTAGGGGTAGACCTCCGAGGCCCACAGCCCGTCCATCGCCGAGACGGCCTTTGGGAAGACGACGTGCTTCGGGATCCATACGGCCGACGGCACGAGCTCGGGCACCGCCCACCCGCAGGCCACCTCGCGCATCAGCTCCTGGGCGGGGCTCGATCCCATAGAAATGGTTACCAACCGCAGAGGTCGCGTCGGCGCAGAGAAAGGTCACGAGGCCAGGCGCGGCTCCACGCCCATGCCGGCCAGGCGCTCCAGGGCGACGGCGACGTACTTCGGCTCGATCTCACAGGCGTAGCACAGCCGGCCGAGCTGCTCGGCGGCGACGAGCTGCGTGCCGCTGCCGCTAAACGGTTCTAGGCCGATCTGGCCAAAGTCGAGGTGATTGGTGATGGGGGTCGCGAACAGGGCGACCGGCTTCTGCGTCGGGTGCCCGGCGCCCTTCTCGCGCGGGAATTGCCAGACGCTGGTTTGCGACTTCGACCCCAGCCACTTGGGTTGCTGCCCACGGACCCAGCCATAGAAACAGGGCTCGTGCTGCCAGTGGTACATGCCGGATCGGGTCAGGACGAATCCCGGTTTCACCCAAATAATCTGCCGATGTAGCACGACATTTGCGGCGGCGGCGGCGGCGGCGAAGAACCCCTGCGTCAGGTGGGCGTGCCAGAGATACCAAGCCGCGTGATCGAGATGCGACAGGCAGGCGCGGAAGACCGATTCGAGGAAGGCTTGGAGTTTTTCGTCCTGCAAGTCGTCGCCGGCCATGTCGCCGTGTTCTTCCTGATGATGAGAAAAGCCCGGCCGTGGGATGCCGTCTTTCGTTGCCGAGTAATCGACCCCGTAGGGCGGATCGGTCGCGAAGAGGCTCGCCTTTTTGCCATCCATCAGGCGCTCAATCGCGTTGGCGTTGCTGGAATCGCCGCACAAAAGCCGGTGTTCGCCGTCGCAGTTGCCCGAGCGGATCAGCCAAAGCTGGCCGACCTCGGTCTTCCACTTCGCCTGCAGCTCCGCCGCCTTGTCGATTCGGGCGCCGGGATCCTCGGCCTGGCCCTGATCGGTGTCAGACTCGGCACCATTTGGTGTCTCTTCTCTACCCAGGTTCCCGACCCCCGACCCCTCGTCCACGCCAGCAATCAGCGCGTCGATCTCGTCGTAGGAAAACCCGAACAGGTCGAGGTCGAAGTCGATGGACCGCAGCTCGTCGAGCACGCCCGCGAGCCGCTCGGCGTCCCACCCGGCCGTCTCGGCCGAGCGGTTCAGGACGGCGCCCAGGGCCTTCGCCTCGTGGTCGTCGACCGCCACCTCGCGGACCTCGCACTCGGTCCAGCCCAGGCTGCGCATCGCCTCCAGCCGGCCGTTGCCGCCGATCACGCGAAGCGTGTCCCCTTGCACCACAAGCGCCTCGACCTGGCCGAATCGCCTGAGGCTCTCGGTGATGATCTGAAGGTTGCGGGCGTCGTGGGTGCGCGGGTTGTCGGGGTCGGGCGTGAGCGCCGAGAGGGGGACGGTGCGGGTCGGCGACTCGCACGCGGGTGGTTTCGGTGGGGTCTTTTTGCGCGCCAACGCTAGGGTTCCTTTCCGCCTTCGGGCATCTCGTTTAAAAACCGGTCGACGTCTGAGCGGACCTCGGGGCGCAGTCGCGTCTGCCACTCGTCAGGCAGCCGGGCCAGCAAGAGCTCGACCAATCGGCCACGGATCTGGTCGCGCCACCGCTTCACTTCCGCCAGGTACAGGCCGAGGAACTCGTCGCGGTTGACCAGCCGCTCCGCCTCGCGGGCGAGCTTTAGCTTGCGGGATTGGTTCGCGAGACGCTTGCCCTCGGCGTCTTCGCGGAGGATCTGGCGCCGAAGCTCCTTGGCGTCGGCGTCGTCGAGGCCGGAGTGGTCCGACTTGCCGTGGCTCGCCTCGTAGTCGCGCCGCCACTCGCTGATGCGATCGAGGTCGTTCGGTCCTCCGACCTTGATCGGCGCCCCTTGCTTCTTCCACCAGCCGACCCGCGACTCCGAGACGCCGAGGGCCTGGGCCACTTCGGCGAACGTGCGAACCGTGCGGGCCATGCGCTACCAACCAAGGCGACCACGCAGCCAGGCGACGAGGCGACTTAAAGTCCGGCGGCGCAACAACTCCCGCTCGGCGGACCGCCGCCAGAGATCGTTCGCCGAGAGGCCGGCCGAGGCCGCCGCCGCCTTCATCTGGTCCCGCAGATTGGCGGGAACCCGCAAACCGACGTGCACCGTCTCACGCATGGGCCTGATCTCCCTAAGTGACGTTAGATCAAGGCTTTCCGCACATCTACCGCAACAACAACAACGAAATTTTTTCCCCCGTATCGACAAAAAAAACGCAAAACCCCAAACGCGCGCCTCGGGGGGGCTCGGGGGGGGACCCCGGAGCCGTTTCCCCGGGTTTCCCAGAAAGCGAGAACACTACACTATTGACACCTTGTCGAACGCGATCTTCCCCGTCACGCTGCCGCGTTTCGGCGTCGTCACGCGCAGCCCAAGCTCGGCGTAGTCGGCTTCGACCGTCTTTTTCATTTCGTCGTAGCCAGGCGTCTTGCCCGCGAAGGCCTGCCGAACCGCGTTGCGCAGGTTGAATCCACCCAGCCGCATCAGGCTTTCGATCAACACCCACGGGTCGAGGGCCTTCGCCGTACTCAGCGTCGTGTCCTCGCCGACGCTCAAGTGCCCGTGCACGTGCACCGCGAAGTCGATCGCCTTGTCCACGCACGCCTCGGCCTCATCGCGTCGCCGATCGGCAATCGCCTTCTTTGCTTTCCCGAGCGCGAGTGCCTGATACGGCGTGAGCGGCAACACCCTTCTCTTTTCCGCCGTCTTCACCTCCTCACCTCCCTTGCGTCCTTGCGTCACTCGAACGTCACTTCTCCCCAAGCTCCCCTTCGAGGTCGACGGCCGGCTTCTCCTGCGGCACGTCGATCCCACGCCGTCGAAAGAAGCCGTCGAGATACGGCACGAGCTCCTTCATCAGCGGCTTGGGCACCAGCCATCCGTCGGTTTGCACCACGTCTCCTTGCGAGACGTATTGAAACGACTTCGCCACGTCGACGGTTTCAATCTCTGGCGTCCTCGTCGTCGCCGGGAAGCAGGTCGCGCAGCCGGCCAGCGCGACCAGCAGCCAGCCAGCGATTAAGCCGCGCTTCGGCGTCGCGACCGCCCTCGTCAACGTCGACGACCAACCCCTCGACTCGTTTGCGCGCGTCGCGTTCATCGCCCAGCCGCTCCTTTCGCTCCTTGAGGCGCAGCCACCTGGCCGCGCCCTCGGCGCCCCATCGAATCGACTTCAAAACGGTGCCGACACCAGCGACCCCGAGAAACAGCGACAGCGCCCACGCGCCAACGGCCCGAAGCCAACTCATTTCGCGGTCCCGCGCAAAAACTTGTTGAGCGTATTCAAGGCCAACGGCACGACGGCGATCACGACGCCGTACAGCATCGAGTCGCGGCCGACCAGGTCGCCCAAGGCCTCGACGTTTTGCGTCAGGTACGCGACGGCGCCGGCGGCCGCCGCCAGCCAGAGGCCGGACAACACCTTCTTCAAGTCGGCGCCGCTGAGCGAGAATTTTGGGGACGTTGGGGCTGTTGCCATCGTGTGCTCCGAAAAAGAAAAACGGGCCGGCGACGGGCTGCGGGACAACCCGCCGACCGGCCCCGTCCCAAGGAGGGGTGGTTCACAAAATCACAATTGGTAGCGATCGCGGCCACAGACTTGGCAGCGCAAATACATCGTGCCGCGGATTTGAGTCACTTTCGTCCACTGATGGAGCCCGAACCGGCACCAGAGCGATTTCCGGCTACAGGCTACAGGCTTCGGGCTACCGGCGCCGGTCGAGTGTATCTGATTTCCCGTAGCCCGGAGCCCGGAGTCCGCAGCCTGTTTCACCATGCCGCCAGCAGCTTCAGCGCCCCCGCCGCCAGACCCGTCAGGCAGACCATCATCCCGGCGAGCTTCCACCGCCAGCGCTCGAGGCTCCTCAGCCGGTGCCGGTGGTCCGCCGTCGCCCGGACCAAGGGCCGCAAGGCTTGCCTCAAGCTCGCGTGGTCGATCGCCAGACCGCCCATCTGGCGCGAGAGGTCGGTGTGGCTTGCGTCGATTCGCTTGCCGAGATCGCGAATCAGCTCGAAGTGTTCGGCGTCGGTCATACTGTTTTTCGATCTCGGCGAGGCGGTCGAGACACGCCGACCAATTCGCAGCCGTGTGCACGTCGAAGCCCGCCCCGCCGAGATAGTGCCAGCGCAGCGAAAGATCGCCGTAGACGACGACCGGCTTGTCCAGCGCCAGGGCGATGCCCAGCTCCACGCCGCCGCCTCCCGAGCGTAAAGGGTTGATGTGCGTCTCGGTGAAGGCGAGCAGGACGTGGGCCTCGAGCATCCCCCGAAAGTCTTCCCGCGCCAGCTCCGCCACCCGATTCGGCTGGCTCGTGTAGAGGACCGAATCGGTGTGCGGGTCGCTGCGCCGGTGCCAGCGGCTCGTCACCCGGTGCCCCAGGTTTTCCAGATCGGCGGCGTAGATCGCGACCCGGTAGCGCGCCGCCGCCGAGCCCGCCAGGTAGATGCGCATGGCGACTCGCTGCTGATGTGAAATTGATCGGCAGTTCCGCGTGTTCCTGGCGCGTCTGTTCCGTTCCCTGGAGGCGCGGCGCAAAAACACCTGCCGATCGCGGCCCCGCGGAAGGGCCGAGAGAGACTGAAACAAATGTAACGGCCGGCCGCAACGGAAATAGTTACAATTCGCAGAAGTGGTGACAGGAACTGGGGGTTAGGGATCGGGGAGACGGGAAGACGGGAAGACGGGCTACGGGCTGCTGACTCCGGGCGCCTGTCTTCCCGTAGCCCGATCGCGCCGCTCCCCACTCCCCGCTCCCCGCTCCGCGCCATCGCCGGGTTTCATCAGTCCTTCTTCCCCGCCCGCCGGAGTTTCTGGATCCGGCGAACCTCTTTGACATTATGAGCGAGCTGAAAGGCGTCGCGCATCTCGAACGTCAATTCCGGGTCCCACGCCCACGCCAGGCTGCGCATGACGAGCTGGTCGAGCGAACCCTCATCGCCGACGAACACGAACGAGTGCCCGCCCTGTCGGAAACCGAAAAAGAATTCGTCGTCGTTCATGGGACTGGGGGTTAGGGATCGGGGGTCGGGGGTCGGGGGTCGGGAAGACGTAGGGTGTGTGCTTGCACGCACCGTAATACGGGCTCCGGACTACGGGCTTCAGGCTACAGGCGTCTGTCTTCCCGTAGCCCGCAGCCCGTCTTCGGCGAACCGTGCGTCCCGCCCGATCACCTCCTCGCGGCGGATGTCGATGTCGGAGGGCGCCTCGATGCCGATCCGCACTTGCGAGCCCCTGATCTGGAGGACGACGATCCGCACGCCGTCGCTCAAGCACACCGCCTCACCGTGGCGGCGGGTCAATACCAACATGCGCGACTCCTTTCGGTTTGGAAAAGCGGTCAGCAATCAGCGAAACAGCATCCCCTGCGTCGGCGGCGGATCGTCGCGATCCGGAAGGCTTGGCTGATCTCCGCGCCGCTGAATGCCCTCAATCAATCTGGCAAGGTCGGGATGGTCCGCCTTCAATTCATCAAGTCCGTAGTACACAGTCTTCAGCGGCTTGGTAATCGTTCCCTGATGCCGATAGGGTCGAAACCCTTCCCGTCTCGCTCGCTCCACTTCCGCTTCGGTCACCTGATTCGTACCACTCGACTTCATACTGTGCCGCCACGGCAGCTCCCAGTTCTCGACGATCAGGTTCCAGTTGATCTCGTCCGGCTCAGCGTCGGCGCCAGCCGTCCGCATGATGTCGGCGAACAGCTCGCGAATATCGGGATTGAGCAATACCTTCGGGCCCGAGGCGGCGAGCTGTAGATTCGCGGGATAGGTGTGCCGCAGGAAGTCGTGCGTGGCGCAGTTGACGCAGAGCCCGGCGCCCTTCCCTCGCTTGAGCATTCGCGCCTTCGATCCCGGTTTCGGGGCGATCCGACACCGCGCGTCGCACCGTTCGCAATTGATCCCGCTCATCACTTTTTCCTCAGTGCACCGGCACCAGTCGGACGCGGATCGGCTTGCCCACCAACTTGATCGCTTCCGGCTCGACCTTGAGTTCTGGACTGTCCTTCCACCGCAAGTCGAGCGCCGACAGCTTTTCCAGGCATTTCTTGCGAGTCGGGGCGAGCGTTTCGTTGATGCATCCGCTGCTGTTCCCCGCGTAAATCCATCTGATGTTTTGCATATCGTCAGCCATCACCCCTCCCCGGCCTTGCGGACGGCCTTTTCATCGGCCCGACGACGTAAACGCGCCGCCAATTCCTTTGCAGCCTTGCCGATATCGTTCAAAGAACTCCGACGCGCGTCGTGCCGATTCGAAAACCAGGACTCGAAGTCGCCAGGCGACATCTTCCTGCGTGCGTCGTCAACCTCGGCGCGTTCTTTGACGCCACCGATCATGACGGAATCCAGAATGTCCGCCATCCGCCCTGAATTCGCGTTGCAGTATTCAGAAAAGTCTTGGATGTAACTGGCGAGCCACTCGTCCCAGCCAAACATCACCGGCGTCGCCTGTTCGCCGCACTCTAATCCGAGCTTTCCGCCTCCCAGAATCCCAATGGCAACCGCCGCGCAAAGAAAATCGTCCGTCTCCAGCGTGTACGGGTCGCTTGGGTTGATAATTTCGCAGATCATGGCATCACCCCTCCCCGGCCGCGCGGACGTGCGGACAACAACAGAACCGGCGCCGCTGACTACACGTTGGGCAATAGTCACCCACTGGCTCCCGCCCACAACGGCAAAGCTCGGTTCCCCGTGCGACCGGCTCACAGTCGCACTTCGCGACGCTTCGGTTGCAGCCGGGACAAATCGGCGCGTAGCCGAATTGGCTCTTGTAGCGCGGAAACCACCGGCGCCCACACTTACACGGTTGTTTTGCCATCACCCCTCCCCGGTCTTCGCGCCGCACTGGTCGCACTCGAATGGGTCGTTGTAATCCGGCAGCAGCGAGAGCAGGTGCGCGCCGCATGCCGGACACACGATCCGGTCAACTACCGGCGACTCGTGGTCCGCCGGGCATTCGTCCGCATCGATTTCGTCAAAGCCAAACAGGTCGAGCTGGCTACCTTCCATCGCCTCACCCGCCTTTTCGCTTGGAGACGCACTCGGGACAGAGCGGCTCGCCGGCGATCACCCGCCAGCCTGAGAGGGCCGCGTGATGGGCGACATAATACTCCGAGTCGTCGTCAACCTCGGTGTCGCAAACGGCACACTCAATCGTGTAGTGCGGCGTTTCAACTGCGTGATCTTCAAGTTCACGCGCCGTGTCTTGTTTTTGGTCAGTGTCAGCCATCGCCTCAGTCCTCGAAAAAGAACGCTGCCGCCGTGTAACCGCCGTCACGGACCTCGACGGCGAACTGCTGCTCCAACAAGTCGCGGATCGCCGGCCGGAACATGCTCGATTGCTGGCTGTAGCCCGTCCGATCGGCGATGTCATCGCGAGAGAGAGGGTGGGGAAAGTGAGCCGCCAGCACTTTGAGGATCGTGGCGTGGTAGGTCGGCAGCCGGCCGAGCCAGTGCGCTAGCGCCGCCCCGCCCTGCGCCGGCGCCCGCGTGTAGCCCGGCAGCGCCGCCAACCCGGCGTCGGTCGCGGCGTACCCCTGCCGCGTATCGACCGCAAGGCCCCGCTCGACCAAACCACGGAGGTTGGGGCTGAACATGCTTGACTTGATCGACTTGCCCGCCAACCCGCCGAGCTGCGCGCGGGGAGTCGGGATCGGGTGTCGATCGATCAAGACCTGCAAAAGCGATTGCTGATAGTCGTTCAGCTCGGCGGGGAACTCCGACTCACTGATCCGTGTCGAAGCGGCGGGGGCGCGAGCCGGCCTGCTGGTAGGCATCGCCGGTAGCCGTGGGGCCGTGGCCTGCACGGGTCCTTTCTCTGCCCCCGCCCTCCGCTTCACGATCTGGTCGGCGTGGCGCACGTCGCTGTCGATGCCATCGTGCAACGTGGTGAGCACGTCGATCGACACCCGCAACTTGCCAACCACGTCATACAGCCTATCCGCAACACCGTTCTTAAACACCGGCACCTCGACGCGCTCGATCTTCGTTTCCGTCGGCCGCTTTTCCAGATCGCGGACCTGGCGCTCCAATTCGCTGATCCGCTTCTTGAGCTCGCGCGGGTCGTCGGCCTTCTGTCGCTCGATCGTGTCGGCCAGCCGCTCGCGCAGCCGCTCCAGGTCGACGGCCGCCAGCCGCTTCGGCGCCCGCGCCTTCACGCCGGCCGACGGGGTGTACGAGCTGTCGAACGTGTGCCGCTTGCGGACCTTGACCCGCCGGAACAGATCCAGCCAGCCCGGCGACCAGAACCACGCCTCGCCGACGGCCAACATCGGCAGCGAGTCGAGGAACTCGCGGCGCTGGTCGTGCGCATCGTGCGTCTCGATCCAGGCGTCGATCGCCTTGCGGTCGTGGGGCGAGATCGTCCGGTGCGCAACGAGCACTTCGACCTGCGAGAGCACGTCCTTGTTGATCGCGGCCGAGCGCTGCGTGATCAACGTGGCGCCCAGGCCCGAGGCCCGGCCCCGGCGGACGATCTGATCGACCGCGCCGAAGCAGCGCTCGACCCCTTTGTAGAGCCGCTGGGGGCAGAACTCGTCGGCCTCGTCGATCATCAGGTGCAAGGGCGTCCGGTGCTGCGCCTTCCCCTTCCGCTCGTAGAGCCGCTCGGCGAAGGCGCCGATGAACTGCCGCTGACCGGTCTTCGAGAGGTGCCGGGTCGAGAGCACGATCGATTGCCGCTCCTCGACGGCGAAGTCGGCCAGGATCGCCGCCGACTCGACCGCCAACGGTAGGTCGCCGCGCTCGCCGCCGGCGACGATGATCGGCAGCCCCGCGTCCTTCCCGCTTGCCGACGACCGCAAGCCCCACCACACGTCCAACGGGTCGAAGACGACCACCTGCAAGCCGCCCCCGAGCATTTCCTCGGCCATCACGGCGGCGGTGTACGTTTTGCCGACGCCCCGCTTGCCGAGGATGGCGAACGTGTCGGTCACCGACGACTCCGGCAGCGTCAGGTTCGTTGCGATTTTCAAATTCACGCTAAACTTCCCCGCTTCCAAAACGGGCTACAGGCTACGGGCTACCGGGCTACGGGCGCCCGCAGCGCGTCTTGCCGTCGCCTCGGCCACGCGCGCCACCTCCGCCGCCGGCGGATCGCGGGCGAGGCAGCAGGGCGGCGGCGGTTTCGTCTGCCGCAACAACGCCTCCCAATCGAGCCCGGCCGCCTCGACGCTCGAGCGGACCAGGCGCAGTAGGTAACCCATTCGCCGTGGGTGCGCCGGCCCCAACTTGTCGAGGGTCGCCTGTGCCGCGCCATGGATCCACGCGGGCGGCGCGCGGCCGGCGACCGCCATCGCCCCGAGCTGCCGCAGCACGCAGTCGTCGTCGCCCGGCGCGAGCCTGAGCTTCCGGTACACGGGCCCCAACACCGCCGCGACATCGGCCTCGCGGACTGGGGACCTGCCTTCCCGATCCCCGATCCCCGATCCCCGACCCCCAATTCCCCCCCGCACCCCCCCTAAAGATTCCTGGTTAGAACCTTGGTTACCTTGGGAGGTCCTAGTGGGAGGTTCCTTAGTGCTAGCTCTCTGTGACCTAGCGGCTAGCTCACCATGACCTAGCGGTGGGGTCACGGTGACCTCACCGGTAGCTCTGTGTGACCTTGCTGCAAGATCGAACACTTTTTGATGCAGACACTCGAAGTCGATCCGGTAGCGGAGCACCGATTGGAACCCCATCGCGGTCTTAGTCGGTTCAGTCGTGACGATCTTAGGTTCCGTGTCGGATCCCCTCAAAACTTTGAGGGCGCGTTTCACGGTCGGCACGCTGACGCCCGCCTTCGCCGCGAGCTGAGCGTGGCTCGGCCAGCAGACGCCCGCCTCGACCGAGTAGAACTCATTCAGCGCCAAGAGCACGGCACGCTCCCTCGCGGGCAAGCCGGCGTCGTAGATCAACCTCAGCCGGTCCGTCAGCCGCAGTTCAAACAGCGGCAATCCGTCGCCCACCGGTTTTCCCTCCGCGTGGTTTTCGCAATGATTCCGGCTTCAGGCTACTGGCTTCGGGCTACAGGCTACGGGCTACGGGCTTCAGGCGCCTGTCTTCCTGTAGCCCGCCTTCCCTCGGTCCGACCAGCGACGACTCGCGGACGACCGGCCGCCGGCCCCAGCGGACGCCGAGGTGAAAGCCGACGAGAGCGCCGGCGAAGTAGCTCACGAACGCTAGGAACAGGGCGATGAGGAGCATGATTCACCTGGGGGTCGGGGGTCGGGGGTCGGGGGTTAAAGCGTAGCAGTAAGCGTTTCTGACGAGATGGAACCGACGGCCGCACGCACCATATCGGATTCAGGGGTCCCCTCGCGGCTCGGTCGGGTCCATTCGTCCCAAAGGTTTCTCATCAGCAGCTTGCTCGCCAGCAGCATCCCGTGCAGGTGGCAACGCATCGGCTTGTAATCCGGATGTTCGACGGCGATTGCCGCCTTCGCCTCGTCGAAGCGCCGCCGATACGGACCGCCCTTGTTCCCTTTTTGAAGGCAATCTCCGATCAGATACGCGATGCTCCGCCGTCGCGGCGAGTAGCCGATCGCCTGCCAGTCGGCGCTGTCGAGCTTCCCTTCGCGCCCGGACCGCCACGTCGATGGCATCAGGTTTTTCCCGTCCTTCTCGAACGGGGCGCATCCCATCCGCTTCCACACCTTCCCCGGTGACGGATAGTTCGCCAAATCTCCGGTCTCGCCGATGAGCTGCCCCAGCAACAAAGGGCCAAACCCGCGTTGCTCCTCGTCTTCGACCCAATCGGCCACGGGCAGGCGCTCCGCCAGGCGGCGCGTCTCTTTTTCGAGGTTCTTCGCCATGCGATCAAAACTTTCAATACACGGCAGCACCACGCGGACCAGCGGCGCAACCGGGCCATCGACCGACCCCTTGCTGATCTGCGCGATCAACTTGTCGGCCTCATCAAACAAGCGGCGCCGCGCGGTCTCGTCGAGGTCCGTCTCGTAGCCTAATGTGCTGGCGACCTTGGCTCGCAGCCCGTTCTCGTTCTTGATCCGAAAGCCCAGGTAGTCGGCCCGCTCCCTGGCGAGCGCCTGAAGCTCCACGCAAATCTCGGCTCGGTCCATCGTGACCTCCTGTCAGAAAAGTCGGGGCAATCGATCAATCGGTTTCATTCAAGCCCTCGCCCCGAAACAACCGTCGCACGCACGACAACAATCGAGTTCAGTTGCGGTTTCGCGTGCGACGCCACATCACAATCCCGGCACGTCCTTCATCGGTTTCAGGGCGGCCTTCGCCGGGAGAAATTCAAAAACGCGGCACCGGCTGATTCGGTTTCAGGCGTGCTGTCGCCGCGTCAAAGTTCGCACGCACACCGCCTCTCGGTTTCAGACACTTCTTCGCGTGCAAAGCGGCCTCGGCACGTCTTTGTTCGAGTTCAGTGCATTGTTCGCCTACGCCGCTTGATCTTCGCCGGAAAACTCCTTCTCGATTCGCGTCCAGATCGCCTTCAGCTGACGCTCGCTGACCACTTCGCGGACCCGCTTTTCTTCCGGCACAATCTCGATCAACGCCTCGCACACCCGCGCGTTGAACAGATGGCCGTTTCCCTTCGCCCGTTCGCCCATCATGACCTCCCTCAGACCGTTCGGGAGCAAATCGCCGAGCACGGTCGAACCGATGTTGTATTCCAGGTACGATTTTGAAGCGGCCGCCGCGACGCTCGTCGAGCGCCCGGCGAACACCTTCGTGTGCCCGGTGTGAAAACCGTTCTCCCGCTTCAACGCGCGATTGCCGTTGCAACGGGCCTCGTAGACCAACTGACGCATCGCGTACGCAATCAGAAGCGGCCCGAGCTTAGCGAACTGCGGTAGCGCGACCACTTCCTTTGTCGCGAGCCGCCCCGCCGCTTCGAGATCCGACTTATGCCGCCGCGCCGCCCGCTCCGCGATCTGGAGTACCGCCTCCGGTAGCTTTTGCATTGGAATCCGTCCTTTCGGCTCCTGAAAATCCGCTCACCCCGGTTCGATTCCCGTCGTCACGTCCGCTTCCCGGCGGCCAGCTCGGCGGCGTGAGCGCACGCGGGGCAGACCGGCTTTCCGTCGATCACCCGCCAACCGAGGCGGGCCATCTTTCTGGCGTACAGCAGCCGGGAGACGAAACGCGGCAACTCCACGTTGATCCTTCCACAGCGTTCGCAAACGATCTCAAGGTGCGTCGTCTTGGTGACAAACGCCAGCAGCGCCGCCCCTTCGTTTCCGGCTTTCAACGTTCAACCCTCCTCTCACGGCTTGCCGAGGAAGATCGGCACTTTCAAGTCCGCCAGCTCGCGCGAAAGCACGTCGAAGATCGCTCGCACGGCCGCCTGTTTCGCCTGTTCGATCGCGTCCGGTGCGGGCAGCAATCGGAACGTGCCGGCGAACGGGTCGATGTCGATGCCGCACTCGATCGATTGCGTGCTGTCCAGCAGCGCCCCATTCGCGAAGATCGGCACCTCGAGGATGACGGCGTCGGGCAGCGCCTGAGCGCACGTGATCTTGGCGGCGATCTCGCGACCCAACTGCTCGTCGCCGTGCTCGAGTCGCGAATCGGACGATTGGCTCCGGCTGACCTTCACCTGCCGAAGGGCCGGCAGCAAGTCCGGATAGTCCTCGTAGCACCCGGCCAGCGAAAAACGCAGCAGCCGCAGTAAGGACGAGTGATCCATCGAGACACCGGCGTGCTTCTCAATCTCCCCGAGCACTTCGCTCGGTTTCAGGTCGAACGTAATCCGGCTCGCGCGGTATTCGCCGTCGTCGAGGACCGCGACGATCTCCGCAAACGAGCACCACAGGCTTGTCGCACCAGGATCGTGATAATGTTTGACCGAATCGACGAGGCTCTCCAGCGTGTCGACGCGGTGCCCGCGCGGCGGCGGATCGCGTTCGATCCGTTCGGAGATGCCGTCGCGACACAGCCAAACGGCGTTGGGCACCTGATCGGTGGCGGCGAAGAACGGCGACTTGGCGGCGACCGCCTGCGATCGAAGGAATTCCAAGGCCGAGGTGATTTCAGTCATCGCTTGCAGTTTCCTTTCCGAACAGCGTGTTCTGATCGACCGAGTCCGGCGACTCGGAGTTGAAAATGAGCCTCCCCTGCACGTCGGTCGCGAAGTTCAGCTCGCGGGTCTTGCGTTTGGGCAGCCTCGAGAAAATCGCGACGTCGCCACGGACGTATTCGCACCCGCCGTGCTCGCTGATCGGCTCTACGCGCAGGATGAGGTGCAGCTCGCGGGCCTTCGGCACGCCCGGCCGATCGTGCAGGTCGTGCATGATGACCGCCAGCTCCTGGTCCCAGACGAGCCCGACGGCCCCGAGGTTCAGGTCCTTCAGCGTCTCCAGCTTCAGCTCGGCCCGTGCCATCACCGACTCCTTTCATTCGAAAGACTTCGGGAAAACAGGAAGACAGGCTGCGGGCGCCAGTAGCCTGATTTCCCGGCTTCCCGTAGCCTGCCTGCCCGTAGCCCGTTGAAAAACCCGCCGCCGATCGCCCGGGGGTGCCGCAACGACCGACGACGGGCCGGAGAAATAGCATCAGGGGAAAAAACGCGGGGCGGCGCGGGCGCGAGTCCAACCGCGCACGACAAGTGCGCGGGGGCTTTCCGTGCGGTCCCATCGATGAAAACAACGCCCGCCAACCGCCCCGCGGAGAAACAGGCTACGGGAAGACAGGCTACAGGAAGACAGGCGCCCGAAACCTGTAGCCCGTCTGCCCGTAGCCCGTCTGCCTGTAGCCCGTAGCCCGTCTTCCCGTAGCCCGTAGAAAAAACCCCGCCCGACCGGCCGGGACAACGCATCGCGACCTGATCGGACGGGGCGAAAGGAATCAATCGAACAGAGACATCTGCCGCGAATCGCGCGTGACGAACGCGGGCTTCGGACGCGCCTGAAACGCCGAGTCGAGGATCTCGTCGGCGTCGTCGATGTAGTGGCCCAGCGTGGTGTCGAACGAGGCGTGGCCGCCGTAGAGCTGCGCCGCCTCGCGACCGCCGTAGCGCAGGACCTCCGAGAGCACCCGGCGCCGGATCCCCTGAAACCCCTGGAACTTGGTCTCGCCCACGGGGACGCCGGCCCGATGCTGTAACTGCCGCCAGGCGGTGTAAAAGGTGCCGGCGGAGACCTCGGCGGCGAAATCGAACCGGCCGGGCCAGTGAAAGAGGAGCGGGTGCCGATGCGCCAGCCTCGCCAGTGCCGCCAACGTCTCGGGCCAGAGTCTCAGGAGCTGCTCGACGGCGCCCTTCGTCTCGCCCGACAACAGCCGGATCGTGCCGGCTTCGCGGTCGATCCGTGCCCGCGCCACAAACCGCAGGTTGCCCGTGCGCAGGCCCGTGTTCGCACCGAGCAGGATCATGCCGCGCCAGAAGTCGCTCGGCCGGCAGCCGGCGTAACAGGGCTTCGTTGCCGTCGCCGCCGCCTTCCAGAGCCGTCCCAAAAGGTCGGCGGGGATCCGTCGCGGCCGTTCCCGCGCGATCTTGGGCTCGACCACGTGGGGCAGACTCTGAAGGATCCGTTTCGCCCCGTAGTGCCGGTGCCCCGATCCGGCCAGCGCCAGGATCGTCCGGACCCAGCGGACGTGCTTTTTCACGCTGACCGGCTTCAGGCCCCGCCGCTGAAGCTGCACCATAAACCGCAAGAGCAGCTCGTCGTTGCCGTCGATCTCCGAGAGCGGCGGGTCGTTGGTGAGGCACTTCCAATGGCGCAGCGTCGTCCGCACGTCCTCGACGGTCCGATGCTTGACCTGGCCGCCGAGCCGGGCCTCGTAATTGGGATAGTAGACCCGCCAAAAGAACTCCGAGAGCGTCATCGACGCCATCGCCTGATGACGGCGCGGCGCTTGAAAATCCCGGAATGAAAGAATCGGGGGTGAGGCGTTTTGCATTCGCGACTCCTCGAAGGGAAGTTGCGCGAGCCGTCGCCCTCCTCGTCCCACCCCCGCAATTTGCCGTCATGGCCAAGTGCCTCCGTGCGGGCGACTGAGCCCGCTCGTGACCGGTCCCGCGCGCACGCTGAGCGCGGGAAAACATGGGGAGGATTAAAACTCCGGTCCGGCCCTGAGGCGGCCATGCGCTGCCGCCTCAGGGCGTCTCGGGTTGCGCGGGACAGAGCCCCGAAGGGCGAATGCGCTTGGCGAGCAACCCGACCGGAACCGGAGGAAAAAACCTGGTCCCCGAATAGCCGGTGTTCGGCAACTGTGGAAGCCGTACCCAGAGGGTCGGCCTTCGAGGGCCCAGGAGTTCGGGCCAAAGGGGAAGGCGGATCGAAGGGATCAGCATTCCACAGTTTTCAACACGGGGGACGAATCTACCGCGCCCGGCCGGGGAGTCAAGGATAATTCTTGCGAATTTTCGGACGTGCGAAATCGCCGGAGAAAAGGGGCGTTTCGTCGCGATCCCTCGCGTCCCGAGTCATCGTGCTCGAAGTGTAGGACACAAACGGGGGGCGGTCAACTAGCGGTGGATCGACCCGCCTGCTAGAATTCGCGGCATGAACGCACCCGATCCACGCCCGACGCGTCGCGCGGTGATCGAAGAATGCGCGAAGACGCTGACGGAGTTGTCGGCCGAGATGACTCGGGCGGTCATCGCCGCACCTTCCTACTCGGGTCGGACGATCGTTCGCCGCGTGAACAAGGCGGCCGACGAGCTGCTGGCGATTCTCGAATTCGTCACCAACCTGGGACCGGAAGAGGAAGAGCAGTCGGCCGCAGCGATCGCCGGCGCCGCCGGTTTCGACGACGCGGCTTGATCCGTTCACTCGTTGGGCGTTCGCCATCCCTCTTTGACTTCGTCGACCAGCTTCTCCGCCGTCGCGATTGTGCGAGCCTTCTCCCGCGGGTCGTTCGCTTCGATCCGCTCCCCGATGTCCTCGACCGCCGCGACGAGGTTGGCGAGCAATTCCCGAATTTCCTCCAGCACTTCGATCTGCGTCCGTCTCGCCATCTCCCCACGCCTTTCCCGCTGAAAGCTGACCGCTGAAAGCTATTTGCTGACCGCCGCTTCAAAAAAAGCCGGCCGGGCGCTGGTGTTGAGGCACTGTGGAACGCAGCCTCTCCGGGTCCTTGCGCGACGCGCTCGCTTGTTCCCGGACAACGCCCGGCGGCCTTTGGCGCGCCGAAGTCGAGAATAGCGGATTAGTAGTCCGCTATATTCAAAACGGGTGACTTTACCGCAACTCTTTGGCAATTGAAACCTTACGTCCTAAACCCAACGAGGGCGACGGGACTCGAACCCGCAACCACCGGATCGACAGAACGAGGCAGTCGTTTCGGGTTGTGCGGGCGCTCGCGATCGCGCTGGGTCGGCGAGGGGGCGGTGTGCTAGTCTGGGACCGAGGCCTCCCTGGGTGCCGCTTCAGGGTGGCTGCTGGGACTGCGGGCCCCGCCGGGCGTTCCGGCGGGGTTTTTTTCGACAGGCTACAGGCTTCGGGCTACCGGCTACCGGCTACAGGCGCCCGTAGCCCGTCTTCCCGTAGCCCGATCACCCGCGTTTTTTGGGGATTTCCCTTGCGACGGGCGGCGGGGCGGTTTAGCGTCGGTGTAGGAGCGGTCCCCAACTGAGCCGACAACCCCCGGTCCGCCGGCGTTGCGTTTGGACCGCTCCGCGCCGTTCGGACCGGGTTTTTTATGCGCGAGGTCGAAGGCGTGCAAACCTTCACCGAGCCGATCCGGGTGACTTGCCCGGATTGCGGCACGACCCACCTGGCGCCGCCTGAGTCGGTCGGGAAGATGACCCAGTGTTTACGCTGCCGGTTCACGTTCCGGCTGACACCGGACCCCGAGCGGCCGCCGCGGATCAACTGGCGGCGGGTGTTTCGGGGCGTGCGGTGGATGGTCGTCGCCGTTCTGACGGTCGCGATCCAGATGCTCGGCGTCCTGATCGGTGCCCTAATCGTGTTAGCGATCCTCGCGGGCGCCGCTGAAGCCCACGGGTGGCTCGGCGTCTGGTCGGTCCTCGTGCTCGTGCTACTCGTTGTAATCGCGATCCGGCTGAAGCCGCGGGTTTGAGGTTTTGTCCCTTCCTCGTTGGTTTTCCTCAAACAAAGACCCGGCCTAAGTGTCGTACCGTGTACGACTTAGGGCAATCCGAGATTTTTCCCCGGAATTCGCTTGATCCCGCCATCGTACATTGTACGATGATGATGTTGAGCGACACGACGCTCGACCGGATCGGCCGACCGCCTCGGCCGGGAATGAAGGGAGAAATGAAATGGAAAACGACATTGACCTCAAATCATTGGCAGCACGCACCAACCCGTTAATCGCGGCACTGCGACGCTTGGCATCAGTTGGCCAGCCGGTCGCGTGGCAAAAATTGGTTGCGGCGGTACGCGAGGACAAAGAGGGCGCCACAGAGGGTATGATCCGCGGCGAGTGCGCCAAGCAGCGTGCCGCCGGGATCGTCGATGTTGACGACGACTATCGACACGTGACCCTGCGCCGGACTCCTCGGCGAGCCGCGACGATATGGATCACGTCGGATTTTGACGGGGATCGTGTAGTGCCAGTGTGGGCGGCGACCTTTCCGGGCGGGCCGACGATCCATGAGATCGAGGATGCTGGGCCGATGGAGATGGCATCGGACCCGGACTCGCTGGTCGCTACTAGCGAGGCGGAGTTGCTCGGCAAGGCCAAGCGACTTGAGGAGGCTGACGGCTCTCCGGCCGCGAGAGATCGTGCTCACGCGGTGGTGCAGCTACTGGGCTGAGACGCAGCTCGCCGGATCGGCCGACCGCCTCGGCCGGGTGAATGAAGGGAGAAATACGATGACAAATGAACTCCAAGCCTTTGCCGCCAAGCCGACCAGCGGCCGAGCCTACTTCGCCGGCCAAAGTCGCGACGAAAGGCTTCAGACGGTGCGACGGCTGGTGCGCAGCGACCTTCGCCGGCTGCGCGAGTGGGCGCAGGCACGCCGCGAGCTGATCGCGACCTGCGACGCAAAGCCACACCTGTGGGTCGCGAATGCGATGGATCTTTCCGATGAGCCGATGGTGCGCCTGGCTCAAACCTTTTCGGGCGCGTGGACGACGTTTGCCGTTTTCGTTATCGCGGGCTCGAAGGCGCAAGCCCGCGAGCGCTTCGTCGCTTGGCGAAATGACACGGGTCTCGATTTTTGCCCGCTGATCCCGGTCCAACAGGCATGGTGGCCGGCTCGCATGAAAAAAGCGGCACGTGCGCTGTGGCGGTCGCTTGAAGTTCGCTAACCTTCTCCCGCCGGCGCGCGGGTTTCTGCCTTGCTGCGAAAGCGGCGGGCACCTTACACGACGGAGGATGGATCCGTGGTTTCAATCCGTAGTTTACGCGAGCGGTTCGGCGAATCGCAGCCGGAGTTCGCGCGGCGGGTCGGCGTCTCGCTCGACACCGTCCGCTCGTGGGAGCAGGGGCGGCGGCGGCCGTCGGCCACCGCAAGGCAACTTCTTCATCTGCTCGCCGCCGACCTCGAGCGACGGGCCAAACGACGCCGGAGAGCATGAGCGATGTTGACACTCGACCACGTGCGGATGGATTGCGAGCGGTGCGGGACGCGACTGAAGGCCCCCAAGGGCTGGATCGGGCAGATCGCCCGCTGCCCGAGATGCCACGGGACCGTCGCCGTCGGGCCGACGTTCGTGGCGCCCGCCGACGCTTCGATCGACCTGGCCGTGCTGGCTTCGGGTGTCGGCCTACGGGTCGACGATCGCGCCGGCCGGCGCTGGCTGGTCGGCTCGCTGTTGATCACCGCATTGGCGATCATCGTCTCGGTCACCTGGGTGTTACGGCCAGGCTGGCTTCGGGTGTCAGGCTACGGGGTTCGGACTACGGGCGTCGGGGCTGACGACGGCGAGCTGGGGTTCGCGGATCTCCGGGAGCAGAACGAACGGCTGGCGGCGCGGGTCGCCGAGATCGAGAAGGTGCGGGCGCGGGAGACGTTCTATATCGTCGATCTCGGCCAGCGCGGCGGGATTAGCGCCGAGAGGTTGGCGTCGATCACGCGGGGGGAGACCCGCCTCGGCTATGTCACCCCTCCCCACCTGGTCGCCGAGGCCCTTCGCGAGGTGACGATCGGCCCCGAGGGTTATCCCGTGAACCACGGCCGCTACCGCTTCGGCGAGAAGTGGTTCAAGGGCGACGGATTGCCGACGATCGAGGGCCATTATGAGCTCGGGCTGCGGCACGGCGAGTGGGTCGGCCGCTACCACTACCCCGACGGCGACCGCGAGGTTTGGCGCGCGACTTATGACGCCGGCAAACTGACCGACGCCGGCGGCATGGCTTACGAGCTGATCGAGGACAACATCCGGCGTTTGTGCGGCGCGATCCGGGGGGAGGTGGGGGAACAGTAGCGTGCGTGCTAGCACGCACCCTACTTCACGAGCCGCCCTCCTCCACCGGGTCCGGCTCGTCGGAGATCGTTTGCTGGACGAGGCGGCGAAAATAGTCGGCGATTGAGACTTTCTCTCGGGCGAGTTTGGCCCGCAGACGCCGCCAATCGCGCATCGAGACGTCGCAGCCGACGTGCCGCTTGATCACCGTGCCCTCGAAGATCGATCGCCGCTGGGGCGCCACCTCGGCGTCGGCGTCGCGCACGAGGTCGTGGCGCGGCCTCGCGGGCGAGAGGTCGTCGTGCTCGTCGCTCATACGCACTTCCCTCACCATCGGCGTTGCTCCTATTATCGCGGGAAAGACGGGCTGCGGGAAGCCGGGCTACGGGAAGCCGGGCTACGGGAAGCCGGGCTACGGGAAGCCGGGCTACGGGAAGACGGGCTACGGGAAGACGGGCTACGGGACTGTAGCGTGCGTGCTAGCACGCACCGTACGTCTGGCCCTTATAGGGAAACAGCTTGTTCAACGCTTCCTGCCGATTCTTACAGCCGCCGCAGGGTGACAGGCCGATGGCAGTGGTGACCTTCGCGATCGTGTCGCCGACGCCGCGACTCGGGATCTTCCCCGTCGCGGCCGGAAGCGACTTGGCGCGGCGCTCGAGCAATTCGACCCAACGTTCACGGCCGGGGCACGGGAGCGAGCATTCGCCACGACAGATCTCTCGCTGCCGGGCGTTCATCATGCGACGGAATCGCGAGCAGTAGCCCGCGTGGGCACACGTGCAATCGGTCATTCGTAAATCGTTACTACAGCGTTGTCGCCGCAACCGCCAAAACTCAGATGTAATGGCGCCTGAAGCATGAAGGGATCACAACTTGAGGCGACAAGAGTAAACCCAGATGTAGTTGTAGTACAACCTGCCGTAAAACAATCACTATTCGCGCGAACACCGGTGATGCCACAACCTGCACCAGATGCGGAGAAATTGAGACCTAGATACAGCGGCCCTATGAATCCATCGATCAATCCGGTTGGGACACAACCTCTCCAGATCCCGATTGATGGATCAAAGACGAGCTCACCGCTCAGGTTTACAGACACATTGAAATCGGGGACGATGAAGCCGTTGAAGTTATATTGGGCGTCAAAGTTAAGAATACAAGGTAGCAAGAGATCATCGCAGCCCGCGCAGATTCGGGTCGGGCAGCAAGCTCGTCCCAAACAGACGTTCGACCATGTTTGGCTGAACGGATTGCACGTGCCGGCCCCGTCAGCAAGGCGGCTGAACGGGTTGCCGCAACCGCTGATCGTTAAGCAAAAACCGTTCGAGCTGCAATGAAGTGTCAAAACAAGCCCGAGGCCGCCGTTGCACAGCCGACCGCTACCTCGCCACTGGCTGTTGCATTCGTCCCACGTGAGCAAGACGACGTTCTGCTTGCTGAGATCGCATGCCGACGATACCGTGGCGTTGAGTTTGTCCGGCAAATCTTCCAAACAGCACGGGACGCGAACGTTCTTTTTCGCTCCAGCCGCCGGCGCAATCGCAATGTCCACGCAACCGTTATCGAACGAACTTGGCAACGCGATGCAGGGATCGTTGCAGGGGTTGCAGCCGGGGGGCCAAGCCATCGGCTTACTCCTCGTCGCCGAACGGCGAGCCGGGGCAGCCGATCACGTCGACCCGCCACTCGCCGTTGATTCGGACCGCCTTGAAGTAGCGCCCGACCGGGCCGGCGAACCCCGCGCGGTCTTTCAATTCTTCCTCGCGCGACGTGACGGTAAAGGCACCCGCGGTGACCTTGTAAACCGTCCCCGTCGCGGTGCCGCCGGCCGACAGCGCCGTCTTCAGCACGCCTTCGATCTCGGGCGCGCCGCCTGACTTGGGCGCGAGGCCGAGGCGAGTGGCGGGACCGCGGGCCATCAGACAAACTCCGTTTCTGGTTCCGGCGGCCGTTTTTGGACCGGCGGCAGGCGGCCCGGCGGAGCGCCGAGGAACAGCGTCGTCAGTTGCTTCGGCTGATAGTCGAGCCGGATCGCGACGATCTCGGGATACAAGGGCGCCAGCGGGCTCGCGGCGCTGCGTGCGTTCAGGCTGATCTCCCGGCCCGCGACCTTGGTGACGACCTGGCCGATCTCGTACTCCGGGTGGTCGGCCCCTTCGAGCACGATCTGGCCGACGATCCGGGCCACGTCGCGGCGGTCCTTGACGACGGCCGCGTAAGCGTCCAAGGCCGCTTTGTCGTCGGACTCGTCGACGGTCGAGATCTCGTTCAAGGCGCTGTCGCCGCGGCGGAGCGTGTCGTGGAAGTCGCTCGCCAGATCGAGGAAGAGGACGTGCGTGTCGTTCAAAGGGCTGGTCGCGACCTTCGCGGCGACCGTCTCGTAGGCTTTGTCGGCCTCGATCGTGCCGGTGACCCGGATCCGTGCCGCCGCGCCCTGAGCATGCAGCGGCTCGGGCGGGAGCTTGCCAATGAACACGATGCCCAGCTCGTATTCCAACACGTTGTAGGCCCAATCGCCCTCGACCTCTTCGGGATTGGGCGGGAGCCGGACCCAATCGCCCGGCTCGCGCTCCCACTCGACGACGACGCCGCCGGGTCCCTTCGGGGCGCCATCTTGGAGCGTCAACGCCGGCATCAGCTTTCGACGGCGGGGATAGACGGCGTCGACGCCGTCAAAGATGGGCAAGTCGAGGTCGTTGAACGGAGTCGGCACCTCGGGCCGGCCCAGGCTCGTATAGCTGCCGTCCTCGTTCGCCGCCCACTTCCGCCAGACGTGCGGCCGGGCCTCATACTCGGGGCCGCCCTCGACGAGCTCGTCGATGTCAATATCGTCATCGACCTCGGCCCAGGTCTTATAAAGCTCGATCGTCGCCTCGCGACGACGCCGGCTCGTGCGGGCGACGACCTCGTTCGTCGTGCTCGACAACTCCACCTCCAGGTCGAAGCCGGAGACGTTGTGCTCGGCCAAGTCGAGCCGGTCGCCGGGCCGCTGGAACTTGACGTCGACCTGGGTGCCGGCGTTTTTCTTGTAGAACGTGAGCACCGGGAGGACCTGGCCGTCTTCGTCGAAGATCGTCGGCTTCGCGTACCAACCGAATTCGTACGGCGTCAACAGCGCGTCGAGGGCCTCGGGGAGATAGAGTCCGTAGTCGATGCGATGGTTTTTCAGGAGCTCCGGGTCGGTGCCGAGAATCGCTTCGAGCTCGGCGACGCTGGCCGGGTTCGAGACGTACTCTTCGGGCCCATTCAGCAGCCAGCAAAGCGTGTAGACGGCGTTCGCCAGCGTCCACTTCGACCAGCTCTGCGCCCAGGTGTCGGACGCGCCTTCCGTCCGCCGGCTGTCGGGATCGAGGAACAACCGGAAGCCGAACGTCGGATCGTCGGCCTCGCTCATGTTCGCCTCGACGATGCCGCGCACCTCGGGGTTGAACGTGAACGGCGTGTGGTAGAGCTTCGTGACCGTGTTGCCCGGCGGTTGGAAGGGCATCCCCAGGAGGGGAGTGCCGAAATGGAAGCGCTCCAGCCGGGCGACGACGATCGCCTGTTCCGGCTTCGGGCCCAATCGCAAACGCTGCGCCGAGATTTTGCCGCCGAACAGCGGTCGGTCGGTGTCAAAGTCGAGGGTGTCCGCCTGCTGGTCGATGACGCTGACCGACTGGTCGTGCGCCGTCGGGACTTTGCCGTCCATCAGCCGCTCGCCGGCGGCGCCGAGATCGTAGAAGAACGTGGCCGTATCAACCTGCCCTCCGCCTGCCGACCTCTGGATCGACAGCGGCCGGAAGATCGGGTTCGGCGTCGCCGAGTTGACGCGGACCTTCGGGGATCTGGCGCGGCGCGAGAGGGTCATGGCGGATAGCGGTCAACGGTCAGCGGTCAGCGGTCAGTCGGCGGTAGCCCAGTCGCCAGAGCAGATCGGTCAGGTCGCGGGAGAACTCGACGACCCACTCCTCGTCCTTGCTCCAATCGCAGGCGTGGGTCGCCTCATGGACGGTACAGTAGAGCTCGCGCTTCGGCTCCAGCCCGGCGGCGACGCGGATCTCTTTGTGCGGTTTCGTCGGCTGGTCACAGGTGCCGTCATTTTGGCCCCGCATCCGCGCGAACCGAAACTGCCAGTAGCGGCCGAGGAGTTTAATTCGCACGGGTGGCTCCGGTTGGTGCGTCTGAGTCGGTGCGTGCCAGCACACACCCTACGGCTACGGCCACTACAGACTACGGGCTACAGGCTACGGGCGCCCGGAGCCCGTCTTCCCGTAGCCCGATGCCTGTGTCCGTTTATAGGCCGCCAGAAACCACTCCTCGCCGTACCAACCCTCGACCTTCCACCACTTGCCCTCGGCACCCTTCCAATAGAGAGTGGGGTAGACGCGCAGGTCTTTCGGCACGTCGGGGCGGTCGTCGAAGTAGCGCCAGACGAAGCCCGTCGCCAACGCCTCGCGCATGCGGACGTCGCTCTTCAATCGCACGCAGGCCGGGCAATTCTTCGTCGACCAGACGTGCACCTCCGGCCGCTCGACGCCACGCAACAGGTACGAGGGGCGATTCGCCGTCGGCTTCGGCAACTCCGAGTAATGACCGAGCAGATCGGGAGCTTCCTGCCGACCCCCGACCCCCGACCCCCGACCCCTATTCGCCTCCCGCAGCGTGATCACCTCGGCCTCGGCTGCGGGGTCCGGCTTGCTTACGCTGTGCGTCTCGGGATCGACTTGGCCGACGCTCGGCGGGCGGTCGAGCTCGGACTCCCGGGCGGCCGGTTTCAGACAGGCGGCGACGACGCAGACGACTAAGATCCCCAACCCGGCCGTCACCTGTTTCGTCGCGGGTCGTTGCCAGAGTCGAAGGGCTTGAATGGTGAGGGTTTTCCAATCCACGAGCGGCCTCCTTGCCGACTTGGGGACGATAGTGACACGGTGCGTGCGAGCACACACCCTACGGTCTACGGCGCGAGCTGCCGGAATCGGCACAGCGCGATCGTCATCCAACCCAGTTTCGACGGCTCGAAAAAGACGCCGGTATCGGGCCTGATCTCGAAGGCGTCGAGGGTCACGTTCGCGTAGATTTTCTCGAAGAACGGCTGCTGAAAAGGGTCGGGCAACGGCACGCCGAAGATCGACGCCGGTAGCACGGATCGGTAGATGAGCCGGCCGTGGTCGCCGATCCGGGTCTCAATATCGAAGATGTAGTTTTCAACCTGCAACCGGTTGACGAACCCGCCGACCTGAAAGTCGGCGGCGTGCAGCCAGTGCTCGAAGATGAGGTCGCGCCCGCCGCCCGAGCCGCGCCCGCCGATCTCCGACTCGCCCGTGATCCCGATAAACGACGTGCGCTGCGTCAAGAGGTCCCACGGCCGGCGGACCAAGACGCCGTGCGTGCCGGGAAAAAACAGGTTCGCCGTCGTCGGGTTTCCCTGTTTGTTGACCGTGTTGTATTCAAAGAGGAAAGGCATGGCGAAAAGTTGAAGGTTGAAAGTTGAAGGTTGAAAGTTGAAGGTTGAAAGTTGCGCGTTGAAGGTTGAAAGCGCTTCGACTTTACACTTTCAACTTTCAACTCTTTTCACCGGCTCCTCGACTTCTCGGGCGGCTCGACGGGCGGCGCGGTCTGGCGGACGTCGGCCTCGACCCGGTCGTCTTTGACGTTGACGTCGACCTCGACTTTTTGGGCCGTGATTGTGTCAAGCTTCGCGGCCACGTCATTGAGAAGCTTGATCGCCTCGCCTAAGATCTGGGCTGATCGAAGCTCTTCTTGAGTCGGCGCGCGCTCGACAGCCGGCAGCCCGCCAGCGAACGCCATGAAACCGGGAAATTCCATTGGGTTCAGCAAGTTTTGGCGGCGTTGCTCGATTACGCCGGCGGCGGCTTCAAAGGGTTCGGTCTGACCCAACCGGCTCGCACGCTCGAATTCAAATCCGCTGAGCTTTTTTACTAGGTCGGCCTCGCCGGCCGCCCCCAAGAGGCTGCCGAGCGCCTCCCGCGCGACCCCGCCGGAGGCGGCGCCGATGTTCCCGCCGAGGAGCTCTTCGCCGATCGCCTTCGATCCTCGCGCCGCCCGCGCGAGTTGGATCGACGGGTCGGCCTCGAGCGCCGCGACCCGGCGATTGAAAATCTCTTCGCCCTGCTCGATGCCGGGCAGCTTCGCGGCGGTTTGCCTGAGCGTCGCGCCGAATCCCTCGGGCGTAAGCAAGCTCTCGATCGCGGGTACGGCCTGCTTCTCGAACGTTGCCTTATCCAAAAACCTCTGCCGCAGTTCCTCGTCACCTTGTAGCTTCAAGATCCGCGTGGTCGTGTCCTCTTCTTCCGGGAGAAACTCGCGCAACTGAAGGGCGAGTGATGCGGAGGTTGTTCGCGTCGCCGCGCCAGTGGGGTCTTGAGTTGCCTGTGTCAGCGTAGCGACTAACGCGCCGGCTTCTTGTAGGGAGTCGCCGAATTTTGTGATGCCGATGATCGCGGGGACCACGTTCTGCGCGAGCTGCTTGGGGTCGACGACGTACGACTGCTCGCCGACTCCCAAGGTAAACCCAAGGTTCGTCTGCGCGTTCGCCTCGCTGATTTTGCGAAGGGCGAGCCCCGCCATGGCCAAGGTCGCAAGCATCGCCGGGTTGTTCGGTGCCAGTTGGCTAGCGGCGTTCGTCGCGTCGAGCGACGCCTCGATGTCGCCGCCGCTGGCCGACAACGCACTGCCGAGCACATCGAAAAGAGTGGCTTGGTTGACGCCGGTGCGTTTCGAGGTCGCGGCGATCTCGCGGTTGAGCCGCGCCAACACGTCCGGGCCCACGTCGCCGGCGTTCAGGGCGGCCCGCTCTTTGGCCGCCGCGAGCTGCACGTTCACGTCGCCGGCTTGCCGCTGAAACTCTTTGATGGTCTCGAATTCTTTGCGGACTTGCTGCAGACCAGACAGCAACAGGCTCGTGATCGAGTTGACGCCGGTGAGCGTCGCGCCGAAGGCAAGGGCCCCCTTCACGCCGGAATCGAAAATTCCCTTGACCTCTTTCCCGCTCCGCTTGCTCTGACCCTCCAGGCCGCCGAGGCGCTTGAGAATTTTGTCCATCTCCGACTCGGTGCGCTGGAACGCACGAATCAGGTCGGCCTCTTGCCCCGCCAGG